CGCCATCCAATTCGCTCTCCAAGCTACTGAAGGACTCGAGTTCCTCCGATGGTGGAATGAGGGTGATTGGAAGGGGTGTGCCCAAGACTGGCCCGAGTGGCTGACCTTCAAACAATAACCCGCCCACGAGGCGGGTTTTCTTTTTCAAGAAAGGAACACCCATGAGAATTTCGATTGCGACCCTCTCGGTCGTTGGGATGCTCGCGTCCTGCACCACGGTCCCGTACTCCCACCTGAAGGGGAACGAGCATCAGCTCGCTGGCCACCCGTGGAAGTCGGCCGACGACTGCACACGAACCAAGCCGATCGGCAAGTTCGACGCCCGCTGCGACGTACCTGTCGTCGGCTACCGCGGCGACGGCGACATCACCCCGCACTTCGGTGTTGGATCCTCGGCCGGTGGCTTCACCCTCTAATGTCGATCGAGGAGCTCGAGGAGCGAGCCCTCAAGCTCAAGGACAAGATCAAGCGGCTTGAGGCACGGCTCGAGAAGACCAGGACACGCCTCCACCAGGAGCGTGTCAAAGAAAGCAACCTGGTCGGGCGGATCGCCCGATCAACTCGGATCCCGAACGGGATCGTCATCACCGACGTCACCTTCAAGACCTGGGAGCCATCCTCGCCGCAATCGGTGAGTGGCCATCGTGTGGGTCGATCAGACGTCTGGACCACCATCCACCTCACATCGCCAGGATACGAGATCGATGCAGCTGAAGCTCGACTACACCCACCATTATCACCACCACGGCCGGAACGGAGCCATGCGGACACATGGCATGAATGCCCGCACCCTTGAGGACGCGATCGTGTTCGAACCGATCTGTAGCCAAGGCCATTCGAACGCCGTCCGCATTATCCTCACCAAGGACAAGGCCCGCGAGCTCGCCAACTGGCTCCTGGAGGTCGCAGGATGACCCTCACGCAAAGAGCGATGCGACAGAACAGCACAGCATTTCTTGCTGAGCTCCATCAAGCAGCCGCAGCTCGGTCTATGCACGGCGATCATGCCGGCCGGCGCGAGATCGACCAGACGATAATTTTCCTAGAAACCGGCCAGGACATCGAGAACGAGTGGACCGCGGCCATCGCTAAGAGGTTCCTCCATGGCGTTTCCTGAGTGGCTTCCAGAGGTCGAACAAAAGATCATCGGCAACCTGGTTCAGAAGGCTCTCGACGGAGGCCTCACGGTTTCCGTTTACGACGGAGAGGAGTGGGCTCTCAAACACTCCTCAGACTTTGAAAAGATCACTTCCGAAGTTGGTCAAACTTGCTCGACGGAACTTCGATTTCGACGAGCTCTAGATCAGACCCGAGTTGGTGATGTCCTTCTCATCCACGGAAATGAGGAAGACGTTATTTCAGATCATTCTGATAATCCCGAAGTTGCATCACTGGTCTCATGATTTACGTGATTGCACCCGGGACGAGAGAGTTGGTCTCCAAGCGTACCGTCTTGCTCATGAGACTTCCCCTTAGAACCGGTTGGGATGGTTGGGTTTTCAAAGATAACTCAACTGGAGTGACGAAAAAATTCCGCTCCTACCGGCGACTCAAAGCCTTTCTCAAAGAGCTCAAATAGCTCCTCACAAATCTCTCAAAACACAACCCGCCCTTGGAGGCGGGTTTTTTTATGTCGGTAGGATTCGATGTATTACAACTTGACAAAAGTCAGTAGAAATCAAAAGCTTGGCCCTATGCCAGCTGCAACTATCGGACGATCAACTTGCCCTACATCTTGCCCTCTTAGAGGGAAGGGATGCTATGCTGAATACGGTCCTCTAGCACTTGTCTGGGGAAAAGTTGATCGTGGAGAGTTGGGAGGAGACTTTGACAGTTTCCTCAAAGATGTGGAACAGTTACCCAGGCGCCAAACTTGGAGATATGGACAAGCTGGTGATCTCCCCGGGGAGGGAGACACGATCGACAGAGAGCAAATGTTAAGATTAGCGAAAGCTAACCGTGGTAGGCCCGTCATAGCGTTTACTCACAAACCTGCTACTGAGGAAAACTTAGAGACTTTGAGACAAGCTCGCGAACTCGGATTTGCAGTGAACTTGTCAGCTAACAATGTCGATCACGCCGACGAGTTAGCGGCTCATAAGATGAACGTGGTTGTGGTCCTCCCGATCGAATACGAGAAACTCTCGGGCGAGACGAAGACCGAGTATCGAGCTCGTTTGAACGAGCTACCTAAACACACTCCAGGCGGACAGAGGATCGCGGTCTGCCCTGCGACGTACACAGAGACAACCTGCCTCCAATGCGGCGTGTGTGCCAGTGCGGAGAAACGACCAGCCGTGATCGGCTTTCCGGCTCACGGAACTAAAAGGAAGCAAGTATCCGCGATGGCACAAATGTCGGGGTAGAATTAGGAGGTATTGAGGAATGATGCACATGAGTGTTTTCATACAGCCCGAAGTGGCGGAAGCTATAGTCGACCTTTTGGACGAGATGTCGACTGAGATCGATGCCTATTATCTGGACGATCAACTTCCAGCAGCGGCGCCGGCCTTCATGAAGATGGAACGGATGGTGAAGATGTTAGAGTCCGCAGGCTATCAACCTCCGGATACATATCGCCACATTCTGGAGCGGTATCGAAAAACGGTGAACTAGGAATTTATTCCTTGCATTGAGCGCCGAGGCCTTGTAGATGGAATTACAGCGTTCCGATACAAGGGCTAAAAAAGTGCGTCCTATAATATACTCACTATTGCATGCATCGGGGGCACCTGATATTGACCGGCCGTCCCGCCAAAAGTTACGGATTGTTAACTTTTGGGATGCACAGGCAAGTTCCTCCCGATTATCAAGTGGCTGCAATGTCCAGTAAAAATCAACAATATCAACGTTGTAAGGTTTCCCGACGCGATCGGTTGCTCTTAACCGTGACCTAAGCGGCAAACCGCTGCCATAGCGGTGGATGCCCCCTCGATAGCGTTGTGGAATGTATGCAGTTGCGATACGTTCTTCGATGCTAAAAAAGAAGGGGAGCTAAGCCGTTGCCATTTACATGCCTGCAGAGAATGAACCTGGCCCTCGAAGAGTTTCGAGGTCACTATGCCGACGCGCCTGCGTTGTCGTTCCAGGTCTTTCTCACAGTTGCAACCAATCAGGGTGTTCCCACCGCTGAATTGAAACGCAGAATGGGGATCCCCCAGCCTGCGATGAGCAGGCATTTGCTCCTGCTCTCGACCTGGACCTGGCAAGGCACCCGCCCGAGCCTCGACCTCATTGAAATTAGAGAAGACGCCAGCGATCGTCGGTACAAACTTTCGTACCTGACACCGAAGGGTCGACTCCTCGCATGCTCGCTGACGCGGATCCTCGATCCAGGCAGCGCTGTTACTCCCGTGGACTTCATGGTCCCGGATGTGAAACCGAATCCAGTCACGAATGGGGGGGTCAGCGGATGACGTAAATGCGGAGAATTTTCAGTTCTGAGGCCCACCTCAGCACGAGGGGTGAAAATAGAAATTTCAATTGCCATCTGGATGACCAGGAAAATCAGGTGGTTCAACAAGGAACGTCCATGACGACTAACACAGACTGGCATGCCGCAGCATTGCACGATCTCAGGTACCTTTCGCTTTCGGTGGATGCGATCGCGAAGAAATATGGCGTCCACCGGCGAACGCTGGACAAGATCGCAGCAGCACACGGCGTTATCCGTGAGGCTCCTCCCGTAGGGCGCGGGCCGAAGCGTAAGGAGAACGGCCAGCCGATCTCTCGCGAACACCATTCGATCGGTGTGCGACTAAACATGGCTCGCGGGGGCGAGGGTGTGCGATCGTACTCCAAGAAGTTGGGTGTCAGCACTCACGTGCTGACCCGCATGGAAGTAGGGCAACACGACTTCCAACTTAGCCAGCTGCAGAAGATTGCCGACGTGACCGGAAAGTCACTGTTGGAGCTGATGCAGTCCTTCGAAAAGAACCTCTATCAAGGGAGGGTGAATGTCCGTAATTAAGAGCCACGAGGAATACTTTCGTATCGTTCGCGATTTCAACCTGGCTCCGGGGTGGCAAAAGGAGCTCCTGATGAAGGGCTCCTTGCTTACCAAGTGCAATGAGATGGAGCCGGTGTCCATCCGGCTCAAACTCAGACGGTTTTGGGACAAACAGGCGGCAACTCTCGGCATTAATGTCGGGGAGTTGAAGAGCTGGAACTGAGTTCCCATATGTCAGGAATGATGAGCGAAAAGGAAAAACTCTCGGCCCGACGCGATCAACTTCTCAAGGAAGTTAATGCAGCCGGTGTCTGGAACCCAACCAAGTATCAAGAGATCCAGGATCTCGGAAAACGAATAGAGATAGCGGCGGATGCGCCGGATCCCACAGAACCTGAGTTAGACCTCGAGCCCGAGGTAAAACCAAAGAAGGCCCGATAGAAGTTCTATCGGGCCTTTTCTTTTTTCGGGGCGCAGCGGGCGGTCGCCTATAACACCCGCAGCCAGAGATGGTGCCACCTTTCACCAGGCTTTGGCCGTCGAGCTCGGACGCTAAACGAGCTCTTTCTCCAACAATCAGGAACATATCCATGAGGATACTCTTTGAGGTTCTCGAGCGTGATCGCTTTGAGATTTATGATCCGTGCATCCCCGTTGGCGCAGAAGTCGCCAAGGTAATCGACGCAAGCGAACACCAGGATACGGTTCGTATCCTGACGTTCTGCCCCGCGACCCTCCAGGTAAACGACATCACTGCTGAGATTTACGACGCGTACCGGGGGTCTTACGACGAAGCCGCACCGCTTTGGGTGAAGCTGCAGCCTGACTTTGACCATCGTGCTCAGGAGGAAGCTCGAGAGACGCGGGAATATCTGCGTCATGTTCGGAGCTTCTCAGCTGCTGCTTGACCAGTCTCTCTAGCGGAAGCGGCGCCCTCGGCCGCTTCAGATACAGACCCGGATTTATCTTGCCCGTGCTGTCAGTCAGCACGTCGGCCAGCCTGACTGGCAGATACCCGATCTCCTCCAAACGACGGAGCTGGTCGACGAGGAGGCCAAAAATCTTCACGGCCTCTTCGAACTCGTCGGTGCGCCGTCTCTCGAGCTCTACCACCTCCAACTCACGACGACGCTCGGCCAGCTCCCGCATCTTCGCATCGATCTCCTCGATCGAGCCAATCTTTCTCAACTCCATGGACGGTCTCTCCTATGACTGACGCAACACTCCGACCTGACCAGGTCGCAGATCTTGCCTTCTATATGCAAAACCCCAAGTGCCTCAACTTGTCGCACGCCGGGACGGGAAAGACTCCGTCCGTCTGTGTGATGCAATGGTTTCTGTGGTCGCAGAAGGGAGTCGGCACTGTATGGGCGCAGCCTAAATCTCTCCTCAAGAAAAACAAGCGGGAACTGCTCCGCTTCACGGATTTCACTGACGAGGACGTCGTAATCGTCGACGGCACGCCCGCACAGGTCAAGAAGCAGCTCGAATCTGGAGCCAAGGTCTTCCTGATGGGCTTCCGAAGACTGACTCTCTGCTGGCGTCAGCTCCCCGCATTCGTCAAGGCGGTCCATATCGACGAGTTCCATATGGGCTACAAGACGGCGGACAGTCAGAACAGCCTTGCTCTTTTCAAGATGTTCGACTCGGGCCGGATGGAATGGTTTATCCCCATGACCGGAACGCTCATCGACGGGAAACTTTCGTCGGCCTATCCGGCGATCCGCGTGGTCGAGCCACGCTACTACCTCTCGCACGAAAACTTCCTCCTCTATCATGGCATCAAAGACATAGATGGCAAGATCGCAGGCTGGAAGAACCATGAGAAGTTGTCGAAAATCTTCGGTCGGCACGCCATCCTACGGACGTTCGCGAGCGTCCATGGTGAGCAGGAAGTCGTTCATATCCCTGAGATGGTGGATATGGAGGACAGACAGCGAACCTACTACGACAAGTTTCACGACGAGGCCGTTCTCGAGCTTGAGACTTTCTTCCTGGACGGCACCCTGCCAGGTGTCGCTTTCACTCGGGCTCGTCAGCTCATGGAGCACCCAAGCGAGTTCCCGGATCTGGCCAACCCCGGCCAGTTCATCGACATCCTTAATGGCGAACCAACCGGTAAAGAAGAGCGGCTGAAGGTTCACTTCGAGGAACATTATCTCAGCGAGAAACCGCTGATCATCTTCACGCCTCTGATCCCGCAGCAGATGCGTGTCGCCAAGCTCCTGGAGCAACACAAGCTCAGCTTTGTCGTCATCAACGGTTCGATCTCTCAGAAAAAGCGAGAGGATAACAGCGATGCGTTCGAGCAGGGCCACGTCCAGGTCGTGCTAGCCACACCTCAGACCGCGGCGTTCGGCTACAACTGGCAATTCAGCGGGAAGAGGGAGGTGGATCACATGATCTTCACTGCCTTGGACTTCGGTGACGCCACTTTCGTCCAGGCTCGCCAGCGGGCGATCCGTGGAAAACGCTCGTCACCTCTGCGGCTCACGACTCTCGAATATTACGAGAGTCTCGATCAGCACATCTGCAGCATCATCCATCGCAAGAGCATTGACGCGAACAAGGTCGACCCATCTCGACCGATCCTGCAGCTTTCCGGCTTTGAGAAGAAATTCGAAAAACTCGCTGCTTGAGTTCCTAGAACTCTCGCATTCTCGATCTAAAATTTCTTCATCTCTCGTGCCAAATATCTCTCACCACTCCGGTGGCAAACACTGAAACTCTCGACGAACACGAAGACAGGAACTGAAACATGAGCAATCAATCTATCGCAGACGCAATCGCAGCAGCTCAGGCAGCAGCAGCCAACTCCGTCCCGCAGCAGATGCCGGCCGTAGTCGGCTCGACCGCTGTAGGCGCCGTCGCATCCCCGGGCGCCCCGCTCGGTCTCGACGACATGCTTGGCAACGGTGTTTCCGTTGACCATTGGCTGAAGCTGACGGCGGATGGCATCAAGATCGGTGACAAGACGAAGCCTCTCGACACTCTCGAAGTCTTCCTCAACATGGCCGAGATCGCCTACATCTACCAGGTCAAGTACACTCTCAACGGCCAGTCGGTCTATCACAAGACCTACGACCGTGCGACCGACGCACAGGGTGGCCCCTGGATCGCCACGATCCAGCAGGCGAAGACCATCGATCCGAAGTCCTACGAGTATCGTTCGGCGGAAATTCCGTTCGTTCTCGCAGCCGGGGTCGAAAGCAAGACCAAGGGTGAATTGGCGGCGAAGGCCGGCGAGCGCCTTGGCCTGACGCTCTCCACGACTGGCTGGAAGAACTTCGAGGAGTTCGTCCGCAACCTGGTCCGCGCCAAGATCGACACAAAGACTGGCGTCCTCAAGCTGACCCTTGGTTACCAGACCAAGCAGAAGGCTGGCGTGAACGACTGGGGTATCCCGACCTTCCTCAACGTTGAGGAAATCGACGCGATGCCGCTGTTCGACACGGTCCACTAAGACCCAGGTCAAGAAGAGGGCGGCGCGAGCCGCCCTTTTTCTTTGGAGGCACAGAATGCTCACCATCATTGATGGCAACAACTTCTTCCGCCGCTTGGTCGAAACTGGCAGTGACGCCCGCTCAGTCCTCAACAATTATTTCCAGCCCCTCCAGGAGACGATCGTCGTCTGGGATGGTGAACGAGGATCCCGGCGCCGCCGAGCTGTTTACCCACAGTACAAGACCAATCGCGCTCCCATCGAGAAAGATCTCAGCCTGCACTTCAACACCCTGGTTCGGGTGCTGTCGCACTGCAACGTCGTACAGGTGTTCCACCAGGAATATGAAGGCGACGACGTGGTGGCCATGCTGGCCAGAGATTACGCCGCCAAGGGCCGGCGTCTCCACATTGAAAGCACGGACGCAGACTTCCTGCAGATCGTCGCTGAGTACCCCACCCTGGTCTCTACCACCGCAAAGGGGAAGACCACGGCGGAACTCACGAAGCTCTACAAGATCTGGGTCGGTGACCAGTCGGACAAGATCTCAGGCATTCCGAACTTCGGGATCAAAGCCTGGGAAAATACCAACCTCGACGATCTCCAATTTCTGACGACGGTCGCGCTCGAGCGGGGCGACCTGATCGACATTGGCCTTCCGAAGGCCGTGAAACCGACCGTCGAGCTCATCCGCATCCTCAACGAAATCGTGTCCTTCTACCCCGTCCCACTCGACGAGGTGATGAAGAACATCGTGCTCGGCTCGCCCAACTACCAAGCGGCCGACACGTACCTGAAGGAGTTCTTCCTGTGAGTGAACTGCCGATTAAAACAGTTCTGATCGACCGCACGAATTTCGAGCAGCACGCCTTCACGGTGATGCAGGCGATCAAGAACACGTCCTTCATTGGGATCGACGTGGAAACGCAGGACAGCAACCGGCACGCCGGCCTGCACGCCCTCTGCGGCTACAAGGAAGACGGCACGAAGTCCAAGACTGCAAAAACGGTCTTCGACATGAAGCGTACCGTCATGACTGGCTTCTCGCTGTACCCGGAGGGTCACGAGTTTGCCTACTACATCAACCTCAACCATGCCGACGTGGAGAACCGGCTGCCTTGGGAGCAGGCTCGCAAGCTGATCGACGTGAAGCCGGCTGGCTCACACTGGATCGCTCACAACGCTCCGTACGAATTGACCTCGTACAAGAACTGCTACGATCTGAAGCTGTCGGAGATCATCTGCACCATGCAGATGGCGGTCTCGGCTTTCGGCCCTGACGAGTACGATCTCAACAAGTTCATGGCGGCAGGGCAGGGCGGTATCGCTGCCTTGAAGAACTCACTGCTGCAGGAATGCATGAAGTGGGATGTCTCGAAGAAGGGCATGCCACCAGCGCTTGAGGAAGTCGTCGGCAAGATCATCGCGAAGGAGAGCAAGGCCGAGCACTCGTACAACGGCTTCGTCAAGAATGTCGCCTACGGCTACGGCCTGAAGGGGTTGATCAAGAACTTCTTCGACTACCAGATGACGACGTTCGAACAGGTGCTGAACGGCAAGGCTCACATGGGCCAGCTGACTGGTGCAGAGACGGCGGCTTACGGCGCCGAGGACGCCTACTGGGCGGTTCGCCTTTTCCGTCACTTGATGGAGTACATGGCCAAGACCAACCCTGCAGTCATCGGCACGTTCTTCGATCAAGAAAATCCCATGATCCACGTGTTCTCGAACATCTGGGACGAGGGGATGAAGGTCAACACGGACGCGATCTATGATCGTCGGGACCACGAGCGGGTCCACATGGCTCAGATCCTTCGCACGTTGAAGGCCAAGGTCAAGGCAAAGTTACCATTCAAGGACGAACCACACGCCGGCTTGATGAAGGGAGAGAAGTGGTACCAGACCGGCTACCAGAAATATCGCGACCAGATCACGCAGTGGGCCAACAGCGCCGACTGGGTCGAGAAGGTTGAGATGGACGACGAAGGCGACTATCCGCCGCAGAACGACGCCGCTGTGTTCGCACAGTGTGGCCAGGTCCGCGGTCCTGTTTCGAATGCCTGGGCAATCGAGACTGACAAGCCTGAACCAACTGGTCCGAACCTGAGCCACTACATGCCGATCCGCGTGATCATGTACGATCTGCTCGGTGAGGATGTCATCCGCTCGCTCGGCAAGGTCCAGAGCGACGGCGAGGCTCGCGGTAAACTTCTCGATCGCCTCACGGACGATGACTCCAAGGCCATCCTCAATGGGCTGAACCAGATCTCTGGCGTCGAGCAGCGCATGAAGCTCTACCTGACGCCATACACCCAGCTGATGGATCCGGAGACCGGATGTCTCTATCCACTCGTGTCGTCCATGCTGGCGACCCGTCGAATGGGTGCCTCGGTTCCGAACCCGATGCAGTTGGGCAAGCGTGGCGAAAGCACCTACGTCCGCGGCTTCTTCGAAGCTGACCACGAGGATCACGTCATCGTCTCTTGCGACTGGTCGGGCGTCGAGCTCGTCGAGATCGGAGAGTTCTCTGGAGATCCGGAGTTCATCAAGGCCTTCGGTCAGATTCCTCACGAGGATCTGCACGGTGGCGCAGCGGCCGACATTCTGTCCGTCGACGTACCTGGTCTCACCGAGAAGTCGTTCAAGGCTTTGAGGGATTTCGAGAAGGCCACTGATTTCATGGACTTCTATGGTCAGGAGATGACGAACTACAATCGTCTCTTCACGAACTTGAAGGGCCAGGAACTCAAGATCGGTGACACCTACAAGTATTGGCGTACCGAGGTCGGGAAGGGCGCGAACTTCAACTATTGGTACTCAGGCTTTCTGGGCACCATTGGTGATCGCATGGGCTGGGATGTCGATAAGACTGGTGATGCCACGAAGCGGTATCGCGAGCGCTTCTCGGTAGCCGAGGACTGGCGTGTGGGCATCATCGAACAGGGCAAACGCCTTGGCTACATCGAGCTGCCCGATCATCACCGTCGTGTTCGCTTCGAAGCCACGCCGATGTGGGCCGAATATTTCGGCTCCAAGTTCAAGCTGCCCCACGATGGGTCGGATGAGCTCGTGACCCGCTTCAACGCGGTCTGGGATTACATCATCCGCAAGATCCAGGGCCGTGCGAACAACCAGCTGGTCAACGCCTTCATCCAAGGCTCCTGCGCCACTTTGGCGAAGCGGTCGATCATCAAGATCAATCGTCTCGCTCGGGAGCGTGGTTGGACCAGTCGTGAGTTCCGCTTCATGATGCCGATCCACGACGAACTTCTGTTCTCGGTCCATCGGAGCATCGTCGTCGAAGCGATCAAGCTCATCCGCGACACCATGATCGACCATCCGGACATGTTCAAGCTGTGCAAGCTCGACGCATCTCCATCGGTCGGCCTCACCTTCGAACCCTACAACGCCAAAAAGGGCGTCCTCCTCGGCCAGGTCGAACTCTTCGAACTGCCGGCGGCTGTGGGAGTCGGAAACGTCAACGGACGCGCCACGGACGAAGAGACCCGCGGTGTTGTCGACTACCTCTTCGAACAACGGAAACTCGCAGCATGACCTATGCACTCCTCACTGGGAAAGGCCTAATTGGCCTTTCCTTCCACACTGGCGCTCGCGAACGCAGCGAGATCCAGACGTTGCTCTACGGGACCAGCTCCTGCCACCAGTGGCAGCAACTCGACGAGTTCCACGTCGTGTTCGTCCTAGCCGACAAGGCCTGCGCCTTGGACTACGGCGCTCTCGAGAGCGTCATCATGTATCTGGCCGAGTACAATCTGGAGAGCCACCTGCGGCAGTACCTGATCCAGCTGCAGAGCCAGATCCAGGTTAAGCCGAAACCGGAACCGGAAGTGGCCGCGTGCCGGCCAAAGCAGAGCACGACGGTCCACGTTCACGTCCCCGAACCTGAGCCTGAACCGGAGGCGGTGACCCCTCGCTGGCGTGCTCGGATCCGCACGAAAACCCACGGCGGTTACGTCCATGAATCGTCAGAGGACATCACCGATCTCGACGAGCTCGAGCGGCTCGTCGACCGCAACCCCTACTACCGCGACGACATCAAACACATCAAAATCAAACTGGAGCCAAAGCTTTGAACGCCATCAGCACCCCTACGAATTTCCTCTCCCCCGAAATCTACCGTCAGACCCAAATGCACGAGATCTGGACCTGGCAGTACGAAGTGAACGGCGACAGCTGGCGCACGATCGCCGGCCGACAAAACGGCAAGAAGACCGTCAGCAAGTGGACGGTATGCACTCCGAAAAGCCAACCTACGGCCGAGCTCCAGGCCCAGTTCGAGGCTGAGGCTGAGAAGACCAAGAAGCTGAAGCGCGACTACCACGAGACGGTCCAGGGCACGTCGACGGCGAAGTATTTCGCCCCAATGTTGGCCGAGAAGTACGATCGCGAGCTGGTCACCGAGGGCTACATGGTTCAGCCGAAGCTCGATGGCATCCGATGCATCGCCACCAAGGATGGCCTGCGGACCCGCAAGGGCGAGCCAATCACAAGCTGCCCACACATCCTGGAACAGCTGCAGCCGTTCTTCGCCATCAACTCCGACGCTATCCTCGACGGGGAACTTTACAACCACGAATTCAAGGAAAACTTCAATGAGCTCGCTTCGATCATTCGGAAGAAAACTCCTGACGCAAAGCAGTTTGCCAGGGCTGCTCGTGATATTGAGTTTCATGTTTACGATCTGGTTGACCCTCGCAATCCACGAGCCATCGCCCTTGACCGTCTCGCTGCATACACTACCAGGCTGATTGACACCGGACCTTCGATTCAGATCGTACCGACAACTTTGGTCGACAGCCATGAAGAGGTTCGTGCGCTGTTCGTGAAGTACGTCGGCCTCGGCTACGAGGGCGTCATGGTCCGCCGCGGCGATGCCATCTACCAGAATACGCGGACAGACGCCCTGATGAAGTACAAGGAATTCATCACGGCCGAATATAAAGTCTCGCGGATAATCGAAGGCATTGGCAACTGGGCCGGCTACGCCAAAGCTGTTGAGTTCATTCTTCCCGACGATCGTCGCACAGAGCAGGGAGAGCGACCGAAGGCTGGGATCAAGGGCAACCAAGCGTTCTGCAAGGAACTACTTAGCCGCGACGTGAAGACCGTGACTGTTCAGTCCTTCGAGTTGACCCCGGCCGGGATCCCACGGTTCCCGATCGCGATCGACTTCGACCGTCCAGACGCCTGATGGCGTTCGGCGCACGCCAGGAGGCAGATGGCCGTTGGGTTCTCTGCCTCCGCAAAGGCCGCACAGTGGACGGCTGGTCCTTCACGGATGGATCCAGAACCACGTTCGAGTTCGCCTCGCAGCGCCGGTCCAAGGCGTGCGCCGACGAACTCAACGAAATCTTCTGGGACCGCTACCGCAAATACAAGCTGGGGGATCCTCCCCCAGACTACTTCCCCGCCATGATCGAATGCATAAGGAAACACGCCAAGTGACAATCACCGCTGTCATCATCAAAGACTCAATCAACACGGCTGGAACCCGTCTCACTACCCTGCAGCTCCGGTACCCCCGCTTCATCCACGCCGAATTTATGACGCACCGCGTGTTCAGCCGGAACGCCTCGAGCTCGCGAGCAATCCCGGTCAAGCGCCTGATCCAGGACGTGATTGAAGACACCGCCATGCCGCTGCACTGGGGCAAGAACCAGCCAGGGATGCAGGCTCGCGAAGAGCACAATGATCAGGTTGTCGTCGGCTTCGGAAGCGACGACTATGTGTTCGGCTCCCGCGAAGAAGCCTGGAACGTAGCTCGAGACAACGCGATCCGACAGGCTGAGATGTTCGACGCAGCCGGCTACCACAAACAGATCGTGAACCGGCTGCTCGAGCCCTTCACCCACATCAACGTCGTCGTCTCCGCGACCGACTGGGATAACTTCTTTGAGCTCCGCGACCATCCAGACGCTCAGCCCGAGATCCAGGTTCTGGCTCGAGCCATGAAGGATGCGATGGCCGGCTCAACACCGGATAGGCTCCGCGAAGGCCAATGGCATGTTCCCTATGTCGACTTCAACGAAGAGCTGCAGCTTTACGCAGATCGACATGACTTGGGCCTGATCGAGGTTGCCCGCAAGGTCTCCGTCGCTCGTTGTGCCCGTGTCAGCTACGTGACTCACGATGGTCGCAAGACCACAGTTGAGGAGGACGTTGCACTCCACGACAAGCTCGTCGTTGCTGAGCCGCTTCACGCCTCACCGGCTGAACATCAGGCCACTCCAGCGGTCGGCACAAAGGACCGTAACTTCCAAGGATGGAAGCAATATCGACAGTGGCTTGAAGGCTACTAACATTTCTCGGGCGGGAGTTCTCGGAACTCTCGCCCTTTTCATATTCAAACTCTCCTTCGGTGTGTTCATGTACTCTCGTTATGAAAAACACTGGAAAACCATCAGAAGGCCTCTTCGAAGGCCACTGGCAGAGGCTCGGTAAACGAGCCTACTGCTACCGAGTAGCTGATGCGGCCGAAGTTCGAGGCCGCACTGGCAGAATAGGGCTCACGCGAGCCACACCGTCTGACTACATCGTCAGCACGGACGGCGAGACATTCTACGCCGAGGTCAAATCGACCCAGGAGAAAACCTCCTTTCCGTTCTCCCTTCTCAAGAAGGGGCAGAAGAGCGCCGCACCGCAGATCGTGTCTGCCGGCGGGGGCTACTTCGTCTTCGTACACAACCTCACAACCGGCACCTGGTACCGCATCCCCTGGCAAGTCATCCAGGCGGTGAAGGATCTCGGCCGCTCATCAATCCCCTGGACCGAATTGGAGAATCTCAAATGGACGCACCAGCCTTCCTAGACATCATGGTGGATGTCGAAACCACCGGCACCAACCCAGAAGTGAACGGCATGATCCAGCTGTCGGCGGTCAAGTTCGACCTGGCCACACAGTCGGTCCAGCCCTACCCGGAAATGTTCGATCGCTGCCTGAAGCTGCCGTCGAACCGCTACTTCGAAGAGGGCACCCGCAACTGGTGGGGCAAGCGTCCGAAGGTCTACCAGCAGATCATGGCACGTGCCGAGGATCCGCAGACGGTCATTCGCGACTTCGTGAAGTGGGTTGGGTTCGATAACCCGAAGCCAGTTCGTTTCTGGGCCAAGCCGACGACGTTCGATTGGGGCTACGTCGCCTCGTATCTGCGCCAGTACGAGATCCAGAACCCATTCCACTATCGCTGGGCGGTCGACATGAACTCCTTCATTCGCGGTCTCGCGAAGGATCCGACCGTCGAGAGCCACTACGTGGCGTCCGTGGGCGGCGATGCTCACAACGCGCTCTACGACGTGCTCAACCAGATCAACCAAGTCTTCGAAGCGGTGAACAAGTATGGAAATAACTGAAAATGGGAAGCGTATTGTCCTGCTTGGAGACCCTCATCTGGGGCGCACTTTTCATAACGGGGTGCCTCTCCACCGCCGTGGGGTGCGAGAACAGATCGTATGGCAGGATCTTCTGGAAGCTCTGCATGTTCCAGGTCGCGATTTTGATCTGCACATTTGCCTTGGAGATCTCTTCGACAAGTGGATCGTTTCCTTTGATCTCATCCTGGATGTGGCTGATCAGTACCGAGCTGCAGCCACTCAGCACCCAGACGCCCATTTTTATGTGCTGAAGGGCAACCATGACTGGACTCGAGATCTCCAGCGCCGATCGGCGTTTGACGTCTTCGCCGCCCTGGTGGCCGACGTTCCGAACATCACGATCGTCAATGACGTCGTCACCGTGGACGGTCTCGTTCTCTACCCCTGGCATCCCCTTTGGGATGCCAGCGAGAAGCTGAAGGACGTCGAGGGGAACATCCTCTTCGGCCACTTCGACGTTGAGTTTGGTGAGCACAACATGGTGCCCACCAAGCTGCACTTCGAGAAGATCTACACCGGCCATGACCACAAGGCCCGAACGCTCAAGCGGGATGAAACCGAGGTCGTCGTTGTAGGCTCGATGCAGCCATACGCTCACGGCGAGGAGCCAGACGACAGTCTGTACGTGACCGTCCGAGCCGAGGACATCACCGATACCTCGATCTTCAAGGACAAATGCGTCCGGATCATCGGCAAGTTCGACGGCGAGATCGACTGCCTGCAGCTTACCTTCAAGCAGGAAAAGACCAATGACGACGATGGCCCAATCGGCACAGTCACCCTCGGTGACTTCGATATGGACAAGCTCTTTGCGGAAGCTTTCGCAGAGGCTGGCGTCACTGCGGCACGCACTGCTCAGGTTCTGGAACAGTATCACACAAAGCGGACCACTGATGGAGCTTAGCGATCTCGACCGTTCAATGTCGGAATACGAGTGGGTCATGGAAACCTGGCTCACCGTTCCGGACCTCACCCTGCAGGAATCGACCATGATCCGGACGTTTCAATCGAGCCTCAAGAAGGGGTTCGAGGACTTCGACCAGATCCGCCGGATCGCCCTGCAGCCCGCCTTCCTTCCCGTTCTCAAGAGCGCCGCCGCCAAGGCGATCGCCGCGGGAGTTCTGATCAAATGGAGTGAATATCCGTATGCTGAAGCAGCTTGAATACTCGGTGACGTTCCCGTCCACCGGCCGCACCCTCTCCGAAGCCGTCCTGTTCCAGGGCGGCTTTGGCGCTATTGTGGGACCGAACGAAAGTGGCAAGTCCATGATCGTCGAGATGATCCGTTACTGCCTCTTCGGATCGGCCGCACTTCGTGGCACTGCCGACGACTACAAGAACCTCAAGGCCCGCCTGGACTTCCGCCTCAAGGGCAAGGACTACACGATCCAGCGGACGCACAACAAAGCCATCCTCACCGAGGAAGGCGAGGTGATCTGCACTGGCACGTCGCCGGTCAACACCAAGATCCCGCAGCTGTTTGGTTTCGGCCTGACTGTCTTCGATATGGCTTGCGTTGCGAACCAGCAGGCGCTGCTCGAACTGGGCGAGATGCGACCCGCGGAGCGCCGCCGTGCAGTCGACAGCGTGATCGGCGTGTCCATCCTGGATGACATGTCGAAGTCTGCCGGCGCCGAGGCTCTGTCCTGCAAGCGTGCGGCCGACGACCTCGAGGCGAACAATCGCCTCCCTGTCGAACCGCAGATCCCCGAGAACTACCGCGAGAGTTCGGAGCTCGAGGAAGAGAAGAAGGCCAAAGATGAACTCCGCTCGCAGGCCGACCAGCTGCGGGGCTGGCTGGCGAACGAGAAGAAGCGGCCGGTCAAGCCGACGAATCCACACGGACTCGGATCCGCGATCGTGCAGGAAATGCTCGACCAGCAGAACGCCCGCAAGATCCAGCGCCAGGTTCTGGAAGGTGAGCTCGCTCGTATTCCGGTAGCGACTGGCATCACCATGGACGAGATCAACGCCGACCGCGAGAACCACAAACTCGCCCAAGCGTACCGAGCTCGCCGGCAGTTCCAGTCTCTTCACCACAAACCGGAGTGGAACCAGGCCTTCCTCGATCAGCTTCGTGTCGATTGGGAAGCGATGAAGAACCAGAAGCGGTTCGACCACCTGTGCGATCAACTGAAGGATCTCCAGGAGCAGGGCGAACATGTCTGCCCGAGCTGCACCCACCACTGGCCGATCGCGGGCGAGGCTTTGGACAAGGTGAAAGCCGAGCTCAAGGAAGTCAGCGCCCTGCCTCGCATGTACAACACCCGTGCCCTAACCGAAGAGAAGATCGACGGTTATCAGCGGATGCTGGACGCCTGGAAGCGCGTCGAGGAGGAATGGGAGACCATCCACCAGCACGCCCCGGAAACGCAGCCAGTGGTCCGCTGGACGCTCGAGCAGCTCGCCAGCCTCGAGCATGGGATCCAGCAGCAGGACCGCCGTGCAGAGCTCGTGGCTCAGCTCGAAGCTACGAAGACCAAGGACGAGCCTGATTACGCCAAGATGCTCCGCGAGGCACAGCAGTATGAGGCTCAGCTCGCCGTTTGGTCCGACCAGGTAGCCGAGTTCGAAGCCTGGGAAGCCGAGAGGGCACAGAAGACGATCCAGCTGACCATGCTGGAGGTCGACCTGCAGGACTACCCGGATCTGATCGAGGCTCTGAACCAGGCTCGCGCTTTCGAGCAGGCTTACGCCGTCTGGTTCCGGGAGTTCCAGATCTACTCGGAAACCCACGGGAAGATAACCAACTACCGCCTCGAAGCCGACGACTGGTCCAGGGTCAAGGACGCTCTCACGATCCTGCGTTCGAAGATCAAGCAGTATCTGGTTCCGAGCCTGAACAAGGTCGCCAGCAGCCTCCTGTCTCACATGACCGGGGGTGAGCGTCAGAGCATTATCGTCGACGAAGACTTCAACATCCTCGTTGACAATCAGTCGATCGACACTCTCTCTGGTTCTGGCAAGGCTGTGGCGAATCTCTCGTTACGAATTGGCCTTGGTCAAGTACTGACAAACAACGTCTTTTCGCTCTTCATGGGCGATGAGATTGACGAGTCTATGGACAAAAATAGAGCCGAGAAAACGGCCCATGTTCTTAGAACTCTCGCCGGTAGGATCTCCCAACTCTTACTGGTGTCGCATAAATCTCCTTCAGCGGATTACTTCATCGCTGTAGGAGAAAATAGTGAATACCAACTCGCAGACTTCCAATCTAATTAAGGAAGAACTGAAGCGCACGGGCGGCAATCTCTCGAAGGTCGCCCGTGCTCTCGGTCTCGATTATCACGCCCTGCTCGACCAGCGTAAGCGTGAACTTGCCACCCGCCGCGTGGGTATCGCGACGGTCACTGAACCGGAACCGGCAGACATCCGGACGCTCGGCCGCCCAGGCCACGAGCACAATGTCATCGCTGTAAAGCGTCAAGGCCAAGAATGGCCGAAGCATTTCACCGCAGTCATTGCGGACGCCCGTCAGAAGTACGACGCCGGCACCCACGAAATGTGCCAGACCACGGAACTCAATGGTTGGGTCATCTTGTACCTGATCCCGCGTCTGAAGCCGACTGAACGTCGGAATTTTTTCTCCACCATGGTGGTCATGTAAGATGACCGCGATCCTTCTTTCTTCCGGTCGCCGCGTCGACCCGTTCGCGCTCGAGGGCGTAGTCCTTTCGCTCGACGAACTCATCCCGCCGCTCGCTAAGCTCAACCGCTACACGGGCCACACCAACCGCTTCTACTCCGTCGCGGAGCACACGGTTCACCTCGTCAACAAGGTGCCTGTGGGTCTGAAGCGTGCGGCTGCTCTCCACGATCTCAACGAGGGTCTCACCAACGATCTGCCTCATCCCTTCAAGGCGGCGTTGCCTGACTACGTCGAGTTCGAGAAGAGCGTGCAGATGCACATCTTCCGGCAGTTCAATGAACCATGGGAGAACATGGAGCTCCTCACTCACTACGATCGCCGCATCTGCGCCGACGAGATGGAGCAGCTTTTCGAGCCCCCGTACATCATCCCGGGTCTGGCACCACTCAACGTGCGTGTCGAAGGCTGGGAATGGCGCGAAGCCGAACAAAACCTCCGCAAAACCTTCCGTTTCCTGGGACTCCTCTGATGACCATGCTTCGCTACAACACGGGTAAGAACCCGCTCGCACTCATCCCTTCGAGCTTCTTCGAAGCCATCTTCAACTCGGCCTATGAATGCCACTCGGCCTTCCCGACGAAGCTGATCTGGCTCGTCGGTGAGGTGCTCGATTTCGGCGCCAAGAAGTACAGCAGCCACAACTGGCGCAAGGGCGGCAGCTGGGACAGCGTCATGAACAGCGCTCTCCGTCACCTGATCCGCATGCTCGATGGTCACACCACGGACCCTGAGAGCAACCTGTCCGAGGCCGGCCACCTCGGCTGCAACATCGCCTTCCTGCTCGAGTTCGCCAGCCAGGGTGTTGGCAATGACGATCGCTTCGTCACCTCGGCCGCTCCGGAAGGCATCGAGTTCGATCCGGAACCGAGCCTGATCTGGGTGCTGAACGAGCTTCTCGCATTCCGCGACGGTGGTCCTCTCTCTCACCTGGTCACCGCGGCCTGGGAACTGGCCCGTTGGGTCGAGTTCCAGGGCGAGCCACAGCCCACACCGGACAATGTCGTGAAGTTCCCCGACACTCCCCGCATCCCCACCTCCGCTCTCCCTTTCGGTTTCCCCGTTTTCAACGGCGAACAAGTAGTCTTCCACTAAGGATCCAAGTACATGCAAGCATCTGAATACCAGCAGCAGTTTGGCCGCACTCTCGCTCCCGTCTTCTTCCTGAATAACGTCAATCCGGCCTTCGTCGGCCAGTTGATGGACGCTCGCAAGAAGTCGGCCGACATCATCGACGCAGTGAAGCGGGCGCTGATCTACGGCAACACCGAGCGCCTCAAGAAGACTGACTACGCCGAGATCGCCAAGAACCCGCTCGGCCTCCCGTTCTTCATGGACGAGGACGAGCTCCATGCCATCCTCGGCATGGAGGGGGAGGTCGGTGAGATCTCCGAGGCCGTCCTGTCGGACGATCCCCGCGATGTCATCCGCGCCCGTGTCGTCGACGAGAGCGGCGATTTCCTCTGGTACCTGTCGCTGCTATTCAAGAAGTTCGACATCACGTTCGAGGAAGTGTTCGAGCGCAACATCGCCAAGCTGGCTAAGCGCTATCCGGACAAGTTCACCACGGAGCTCGCAGTCAACCGTGACCTCGAGGCGGAAGCCGAAGTGTTCCGGAGCCCAACCGGCGCCGTGGAGATCGACCTCACGAATGGAAAGGTGACGTTCCATTGAAGCTCTGGCTCGTTCTGTACGTCGGCACCTCGATCGGCGGAACCTGGGGGCCGCTGCCCTACGACATGGATAAGTGCGAGGACAACGCCAAGATCATGATGGCCAGTGTCGCAGAGGTCCGGACCAATCCGGCCAAGATTGCCAAGCTGAAAGAGGAGGGTCGGTTCCAGGATTTCGAGAAGATGTTCTTCAAATGCGAGCGCAATAGCGTCCGTCCGAAGATCACCTTCGTCCGCTGATCCTAACTGAACCAGACCGCATCAGCCCCGCCATGGCGACCGCCGGCGGGGCTCACCACCTAAGACATCCAACAAGGAAAAACTGATGCTTTTCAACGAGCAAATTGCGCGTAAGCCTAACCTGTATCCGTGGACTGACGACTTCATCCACGCCATCACCTCCTCACCATGGACAGTCAACGAGTTCTCATTCCAGTCTGACTTCGACCAGTTCAAGACGGCTCTCACCGACCAGGAGCGTCAGATCGTCGTCCGCACGCTCTCCGCGATCGGCCAGATCGAGATCGCCGTGAAGGACTTCTGGGCGAACCTGGGCCGGAACCTGCGTCACCCTGCGATCAAGGATCTCGGCTACGTCATGGCGTACACCGAAGTGATCCACAACCAGGCCTACGAGCGGCTGCTCGAGGTGCTGGGTCTGGAGGCGGTCTTCGAAGAGAACCTGAAGATCGATGTCGTTCGCGCCCGCGTGAACTATCTCCGCAAGCATGCACAACGTGTCTACGAGGACGATCGCAAGCAGTACGTCTACTCAATCATCCTGTTCACGCTTTTCGTCGAGAACGTCAGTCTCTTCAGCCAGTTCTACACGATCATGTGGTTCAACCGCTTCAAGAACGTGCTGAAGGACACTGCTCAGCAGGTTCAGTACACGAAGAACGAAGAGACGCTCCACGCCCAGGTCGGCATCAAGATCATCAACACGCTGCGCCAGGAATATCCCGATCTGTTCGACTTCGAACTGACCGAGCGCATCCGTGATGAGTGCATCGAAGCGTACTCGGCCGAGAGCAAGCTGATCGACTGGATGATCGGTGATTACGCCGACGACAACATCAGCGCCGATATCCTGAAGAACTACGTCTCCACCCGCCTGCAGGACAGCCTCAAGGCCATCGGTATTGCGTCGCCCCTGAACAACTGGCCGCTGATCGAGACGCTCTGGATGGATGAAGAAGTCTTCGGGACCAACAAGACCGATTTCTTCCACAAGAACCCCGTCGACTACACCGAAAACGACGTCGCATACGACCCGAAGGAACTATTCGCATGACCACCTGGATTACCGATGACACCCGTAAGTTTCTCTCCCGCGGATATCTGCGGGAGGCAGTGTCCGTAGAGGACCGCATTGCTGAGGTCGGCAAGCGGGCAGGGGAGATCCTCGATCGCCCTGACATCGGAAAGAAGATCTCCGAGTACCTGATGAATGGCTGGATGAGCCTGTCGTCGCCAATCTGGTCGAACTTCGGTCTCGCCCGTGGCCTGCCGATCAGCTGCAACAACGTCTTCATGGACGATACCATGGACAGCATCCTGCTGAAGACGGCCGAGATCGGTGCCCAGACCAAGTACGGCGCCGGCACCTCTGCCTACTATGGTGCTCTCCGTGGACGTGGCGCTGGCATCTCTGGTGGCGGCTCGAGCTATGGTGCTGTCCATTTCATGCAGATGGCGGAAACGACAACGTCCGTGGTGAGCCAGTCGAATGTCCGCCGTGGCTCGATCGCCGTCTACCTGCCGGCCGATCACCCTGACATCGACGAACATCTGACGATCCGCACGAAGGCCAGCCCGCTGCAGAACGTCCAGCCAGCCGTATCCATCACAGACAAGTTCCTGGAAGACGCCTTCGCCGGCAGTGAACGCAACCAGGCTGTGTTCGCCAAGATCCTCGAGCGCCGTCGCGCCAACGGTCGTCCGTTCATCTTCTTCCACGACAACGCCAATCGCTTCGCTGCGGACGTTTATCGTGATCAGAAGCGGACCATCTGGTCGTCCAACCTCTGCACCGAGATCATGTTGCCCTCGACGGCGAGAGAGTCGTTCGTCTGCAACCTGCTCTCCCTGAACGTGCTGCACTATGACGACTGGAAGGACACCGACCTGGTGAAGGTGGCCATCTATCTGCTCGACGCCGTCATGTCCGAGTACATCGAGAAGACGAAGGATCTGCCGTTCATGGACAGCTCCTATCGCTTCGCTCTGCATCACCGTGCCCTCGGTCTCGGCATCCTCGGCTGGCACTCGCTGTTGCAGTCCAAGATGATCGCGTTCGAGAGCGCTGAAGCTTCGATCTTGAACATCAAGATCTTCCAGCAGATGCAGGCTCAGTCCTATGAGGCGTCGGAGCTCCTCGGCCGAGAATACGGTGTTCCGGAGATGCTGATCAACTACAAGCGCCGCAACAGCACCACCATGGCGATCGCGCCGACGAAGTCCTCGGCCTTCATCCTCGGCCAAGCTTCTGAAGGCATCGGCCTGTTCGAGAACAACTACTTCGTTCCGGATCTGCAGAAGGGCAAGTTCACCTTCCGCAACCCGTACCTGGAGAAGGTTCTCGGCCAGAAGAACATGGACAATGCTGAGACCTGGCGTTCGATCCTGCTTCGCGAGGGCTCGGTTCAGCACCTGGACATCCTCACGGACCATGAGAAGGCCGTCTTCCGGACAGCCAGCGAGGTCTCTATGGACAAGGTGATCGAACAGGCCGCAGCTCGTGGTCGCTACATCGATCAGGGTCAGAGCCTGAACCTGAAGATGCCGCCGAACGTGACGCCGAAGGAGCAGATGCGTCTGACCCTCAAGGCCCACAAGCTCGGTCTGAAGTCGCTCTATTATCAGGAGTCGACGAATCCGGCCCAGGCTCTGGCTCGATCGAACGAGTCCTGTGTGGCATGTGAAGCATAAGAAAAAGGCCCCTCACGGGGCCTTTTTTATTTGTCCTGTCCGTAGAGCGTCATCTCTCTCGATCAGTCGTCGACCACAGGACGACTTCTTTTCGTCCAGGGTGATGAACTCCCCGAACTTGTCGTACACCTGCACCTTCGACATCCGCTTGCCACGCTCGGGAGGAGGCACTGTCTCGTCGAAACAGGTCCGGATGTCAGCGGGCAGGAGAGGCAGGTTTGCTCTGTCCGTGAGGCCAGATGTTCCACAGCTGCTCAACATCATCGCTGTCAAAGCAGGTATCGTCAGGCTTCTTAATCTTGGCGCGAGCATTCGCCAGCTCCTTCTGCAATTCTGTAATCCGACTCTGATCCTGTTCCCGCTTCACGCGGTCAGCAGAGTCGATCGCTATTCCGAGGTTGATGTCCTTCACCCACTTGGCGAGCTCGGCCGCTTCGTGCCTCTCGTTCGCGACGTGCTGTCCGTAGAAGTATCCGCCAAAGACCAGGCCTGCTGCCACGGCACAGATCAGGACCGGTTTTGCTAACGGCTCGAGGAGCGTGAGAGGAATCATTCCACTCCCCGCATGCACATGTTCCGCTCCGTCGCTCTGCGCTTCGCCAAGCCCGGGAGCACGACCTTCTTGCCGTTCACTGTCCCCTTGTTCCAGGCCAGCATTCCTTCGCAGGCGGCTTTGATGTTTCCGGTGCGAAGATAGCGGGCCGAGCTCGAGCCACAGAAGCCCCCGACTCCGATGTTGTAGCTGAAGCTGTCGAAGGCTCCTCGAGTCTCGACGGGGAGGGCGTCCCAGTTCTTGACGCATGCCGCGTTACCTTGATCGTAGTGGGCCATGCGCTTAACCAGCAGGTCATGACACTCTTGCCTGGAAAACTTCCGGCCCTGCATGGACTTCGCATTTTCAGTTTCTCCCATGCAGTAGGTCAGCACGCCGACCGCATCGCGGTAGACGTAGCCGACATAACCTTCCGCCGGTTCAGCAATGGAGACGCCGATCGCAACAGCAGCACTGGCGATCGTGCCGATGATCGTCTTCTTAGCCATTCTTGGCTCCTGAGATTTTCTTCTGGGGGATGAGGCGTCCGTAGACCGCGCCGAGGCCGACCAGGCCGTCCAGGATGGAGAAGCCAAGTCGGACGGCCGGCGGAAGCGACGAGCCAGCCATCATGGACAGCAGCGTGTCGCAGATCGGCTCAAGCACGACGAGGAACAGGAAGAAGTAGACGCACATCAGCGACCAGGAGTGACGCAGAATCGTCCACCAGTCGGGGTGCAGCTTCGGCATCAGAGCCCCACGAACTTCTTGAGGAGCAGCGGGCCAACAGCGGAGATCACAGCACTGGCAACGGAGCAAAGCGTCACCAGGCGGACGACCTTCTCATTCAAGGCCGTGTACTTTTTCTCGAGGTCCGTGTGTTGGGCTTTGAGTTCCCCAATGGCCTCCTTGAAGCCATCCTTCACTTCCTTCACCTGGGTCGAGACGAAGCTGTTACGCTCCTCGAGCACGACCAGGCGCTCCATAAACTCCGCCATTGCAACGAGGCGATCAGACATCTGCCGGACTGCCGATTCAAGGCCGTCAAGCCGGTGGGTGAAAGCGTCGGTGAGGGGCATACGGGAACTCCAATTGGTTCCCGTAAATATGGTTACAGTGGCTGGAGGATTCCCGTTCCGGTTGACTCAGAACGGTTCAGTTTGAAGGTTATAAGGGCTGGGCGAAACCTTATAACGGATAATCGGAAAGGCTTAAACCTTATGACGGATAATCGCATAGGTTCTGTTATGGAACCGATGCACCGAATAGTTGTTCAAATTTTTCCCTGATCATCTTAATCAGAAACTCGCTTCCGGACAGTCCATAGGTGTCGGCCAGGACCGCGAGCTTCTCGCGATCCTCGTCCGTGCCATACGCGATGATGCCTTTGTTTCGGGTCTTGCTCACCAGGCTATCTCCGTTGCTGCTTCGATTGCGGCTGGTGTTGTCGCTGCGGCCACAAGATCCTTGGCCACCATGCGTTTGTCTTCGATCATAGGTCCGACGACACGCCAGCTCTCGGCCATAGTGAGAATGACAGCCGCGGCGTCCAGGAGCGTGACGTTGTATCGCTCAGCGTCGATCGCCACTAGGCGGACCAGGTTCGGGTTTATGTTCGGGTCCGCGCAAACCGTCTCTGCTTGGCGTTCCTTCTCCAGGTAGGTCATGGCCTGACCGGCGCCGAGCGTGATGTACCTTCCACGTGCGAGCTCGGCTGCAGCATCGATCTTGGCGATCGCCGCGGCGCGGATCGGAGTCAGATCCTTCTTCAGATTAAGCTTCATCGATCGTCACCTTCACGTAGCGTTCCATGTACGGCCACTTCTCGAGCACGATGTTGTAGGTCGCCGGCATCTCGGCCTCGAGCTCGAGCTCGCCACCGGTCAGGATAGTGGGATCGCGGTCCACCCAAACGTTGCAAGGATCCGGCAAGCCAGTCAGCTTGACAGTCTCACCGACCTTGAGATTGATTTCGGCAGGTACATCGAACTTCGGCCGTGCCGTGATCTGTCCATCCAGAATGTAGTCGCTCTCAATGGCACACTTCACGGATTCCAGACGACCGGTGATGACTATCTGCTGCTCGAAGGTGTCGACTACCTGCTCGCCCAGCTCATCGACGACGGGCTGACCTTCAGCGTCGATCCTTGGAATCTGGACCGTCTCCATGATGGGCTGGCCCGTTGTGGGGTCGACGGCGCCGATGTCAGGCAGGGCCACTGGAGGGAAATCCAAGTAGGGTCGCCCCTGCTCCTCGAAAGCGGCATGAATGTCGGGGGAGACTGGATCCCAGATGGCGTGAGTGATCCGGCCGTCAGGTAAGTGTTCGATAATCATACAGCGTAATCCCAAATGAAGTAGCCCATGTAGATCGGTCCCCAGGTGCCCGCGTAGAGTTCCAGCCGATCGTTGAAAACTTGTGCAACCCCGTTCAATCCCAGGGTCAAATCGTTGAACTGCAAATACATCCATTGATAACCCAACTCGGCCGAGTTGAAGTTGTACGGGACGGTTACCTGGGGGATTCGAGAGAAGGTCTTGCCAAAAGGGATGACGGTCGTCCCGGTGACGTAGACCTTGCCCGAGATGAGCAGCGTCATTGCTGACCAATCAGACGAGAAGTTCAGGTTTACATTTGCAGCACTCAGCACGTCCATGCCTGGACGTGATACCTTCAAACCCTCATTGCTGAGCAGCACACGATTAGGCAACGGCGGGCAAGCTCCAAACTCGATAGCGGATATATCTCTGGGCCGCACTGCCTGCGGGGGTGAAGCGATTGCCCAGGCTTCCATCACCACCGTTAGGTGATTGGATGAAATAGATTTGAGTCCAACTCAGATACTGGCAAACAACCTCGTACCAACCGACGCTCTCGAACTCGACGACGGGCTTGAAGCCAAGGTTCGGAATGTTCACGACGGTTGGTGTGAAGCCACCGGCGGTTTGAGGAATGACCCCACTCTGGACCACCTGCACCATCTTGGTGTCGACCCGAAGCAGAAAGTCGCTGTCCAGTGTGGCGGTCTGAACTTCCTTGCCAGGTTTGGTGATCCACAATCCATATTCAGTGCCCCGCTTACCGAGGAGGACGCGACCTACCATTACGGTTTCACAATCCAGTAGTCGAACCATCCGTACGTGCGGGTGACTCGATCAGGAGGATACCAGGCGGCTGTGGCACCAAATCCCAAGGTCTTGCCTGTGGCGTCATAGCCTCCAGAAGAGAAGAGGCCACCGATCTGGGCCTGACCGATTATATCGTTGCTGAAGTTGCAACGTGGCGCGACAACCATGGTGGGGAGCTCGTTCGCATCCCAGCTGCCGCCTAGATAGATTGGTGAGGCCCCGAACCAGGACCATCCGACCATGTCGGCCCATTCCAGGAGACCTTGGACAGTTCCCTGGGAAAGGACACGCATGGCGGTGAAGTAACGGCTATCGAAGGCCAGCTGCTCCTTGGTCAGGGCAGGATCGAGAACATTGTAACCTGGCTTGGAGGCTCTTAGGACATATGTGCCTTCGAAGGCGCCGAGGATAATTCTGTTGGTCATTAGTCCGCGATTAGAATCCTGGTGTTGTCGAGCTCGATCCGCATCTTGTTGTTTGCCGATCGAGCCACGCCCGCGGTCAAATCACCCATGTTTGCGGTGACGGTCGATAGTGAAGACACACTTAGTTTCGCAGCGGTGACAGATCCAGCCGCGAGCTGCTCCGCAGTGACGCTTCCTGCATCAAGATGATTCGTTTTGATGGCATCGTCCGAGATCTCGGTCGCGCCGAGCGCCAGCGGTGTTCCGAAGACTTCGGTTGACGTGAATACCGAACGGTTCCCAGACTTGTCGACGGCTCGTGCCCAGACCCAATATTTCACACTGGCGCTCAGGCCAATGATCACGCCACGGGTGCCTGAAGCATTGCCGCCGAACGTGGACGTCGTCACGTCGTTGACCGTATTGGTGAACAGCTCAATGTACGAGATATCGGAGTCGGACGGATTCACCCAGTTGGCGACCAGGATCTTGAAGCCAGGTGCGACCGACAGGCTTGTCGGAGGTTCCGGCGGAATCTCGTCACCCACGCCACCGCTCGGAAGCGGGATCTCGAGCATCATCTGGTTGCCGAAGTTGAGATCGGAATCGTCCTCGAACAAGTCGTAGAACGCCAGCTTGAAGTACCAGGTGTTGTCGGCCTCGAGCGGGATCGCGACGTTGTTGTTCGGTCCCTTGTAGACGAGGTTGCTGTCATCTGGCGTGAAGCTGTCCGTCAATGAGGCATGGACCACGACGCCGCGGAAGTCGCGGATCGGCGGCACGTCATAATGGACGACGGCAGCTTCGTAGAGAACCTCGACGCTCTGGGTGGCAGGAGCTGCCGGTGCATCGTTCTTGACGGCCAGTGTGACGAAGTCGGACCTGAACCCGAACTGGTCCTCGGTCGCGATGGCGATCTTGAAGGCACGACGAGGCGTTCCACCGCCGTCGTTCATATTGACCGTGTACTCGTAGGTGTACCACGTGCGGTCGAGGATTTCCTCGCGGATCACGAGATCGCTCAGATCGCGGATCTGCATGATGTACTGCTTGAAATAGTCGTCCTTCGATGCACCCCATTGGAAGAGCGGCGAACGGCTTTCGAAGTCCGTCTCGGTCGGCTCGTCGATCATCCGGAGACCGGCGATCCCGTCTACCACGCGGGTGTCGCCAATCAGGCGGTGCTCGATAATGGCCGCTGCAGAAGCGTAGCCGTTCACGTCGACAGCCGTCACCTCGAAATAATATTCGCCGGCCGGAATGTCGTCCCACTCAAACTGGGGGACCGGGACTTCGCCAAGCAGCGCGATTGGGCCGTTGTCTCGCGAGCCAGAGATCTTGTATTTGGTGACGGTCTTCGTCGGGCTCGGGTTCCAGGCCAGGGTGAGTGTCGTGACCTTGCGGGCGCCAACGGAGCGGCTGGTCGCCCTCACCTTCAGATCCGTGATAGGTTCGGGCTTCTTCTTCTGATCTAGGACGTACTTATCCAGGTCATCGATCGAACCAATGTAGCCGTCGACGTAGAGCCACTTGGCTCGGTTCATCTGCATGGCCTGGATTTCGACGTTGTCCGGATCGCCGTCCACTTCCGTGATCGACATGACGCGGAACGCGAGCGGTGCCACATCACCATTCATCTGGGAGATGGTGAAGACGGCGTCGTCCGGAAGATCCGGCAAGTCCACAGTGGTCGTCAGAGCGGTCACAGCGCCCGTGACATTGGTCAGCTCGCGGCTGTCCATCACGAAGTCGCCAGTCGCCTCGCTGATCCGCTGGAAGCCCACCTGGTAGGAGTAGCCAGGTTCGAGGAAGAGTGGGTCGCGGAGATTGATCGTCCGCTTGCCGGTCACACTCTTCACACGTCCGCTGAGGCCAGCTTCCATGTCCTCATCCGCGACGGTGATAACATCATACGGCGTGAGATAGAGACCCATGCGGTTGGTCTTGAAGTTGACCATCATGGTCTCGGTCGTGCCGGTGATCAGATGATACCGAGCGCGGCGGATCGCTTCTTCTTCGTCGGTGCAGGCGATCGCTTCGAAGTTGAACGGGATGCGACCGTACTTATTAATATGGTCCTGGTCGTAGACACGACGGCGGTCGTCCTGCCAGCCCAGGTTCTCATTCGTGAACGTGACCGTCAGATCGTTGTGGCGGGTCGAGATCTCGGTGAACGAGTACGTGAAAAGTCCGTCGACAACGTTCTCAGGCGTGAAGGCCACGGCGGGATTGAGATCGCGGTCAATCTTGATGACGCCCTGACCATTGCCGTCGTCAAAGAAACGGCCGGCGAAGATGCCGCAAATGTAATTGATGGTGTCGCGGCCACCCTTCGGGTCCGAGATCAAACCGTTGAAGGTGAAGCGGGGTTTCCCAGACGCCGTTCGCGTGTCGCACCAGACGCCAGCGTCATAGACATCCCACTTGTCGATCACGATCGGGTAGTAGGCATTCATGCCATACCGGTCGTTCAGCACAACATCGTTGGCGACGAAGGCTGGGTTGTTCGTGTAGGCGAGCTTCCAGGTGCCGTCCCAGACCCCGGTGTAGACACGGGTCGTCGAGTTGTAGTTGGACGGAACACGAACGATGCGGCCGAGGTAAATGCCTGAGAAATCCGGGATCGACGAGAACTGCTCGCTCGCTCGAGCGATCACCTGGGTGCAGGCGAGACCCGGGAACTTGTAGTTCTTCGCGGTCACCTCCTGGAACGACTCCCAGGTGATGCTGAAGAAGTTCTCCGTCGTATCGATCGGAGAGGTCTTGGTGACGCGGAACATGTAGGGCTCGTTGGCCCGAGCGACCGGGATGCGGAGCTCTTTCGGGAACGGTTGAGTGGTCTTCGCGGTGATCGCGATTTCACCATTCGTCAGGACGACGTCACCGCCGGTCCCGTTCTCACCGAAGGTACCAGGACGGAGCGAGGATCCCGCCTGGATCCAGCTCGAGCCGTTGAAGAAGTATGGACGCTGGGCGCCCGTGTGCAGCCAGTAGTCGCCTTGCTCAGGAGCGAAGCCGAGTTGCGGGCCGACGAATGCTCTGGTGGCCCGATCGCCTCCCCATGAGGAAGCCTCGGACCAGGTCCAGCGATTGCTCGCGAAGTAGAGACCGGCTGGGAAATACCAGTTATATCCGTCCCAGATCTTTGGCTTATAGTTGTTCGAGGTGTCGAACCAGATGCCAGCGTTGGCCGTCGTGATCGGCTGCGATGGTGCCCAGTAAGTCGGCCGATCACCTGGAGAGGCGTTGATCTTTGCCGGTGTTCCACCAGTCCCATAATAGATGTCGAAGCTGTCGCCAGAGATTTGCGGCGGGAGTGGATTGACGCTCGGCGTCCGGACGGGTTCCCAATACTGGCCACTGACGAGTTTGTGTTCGATGCGCCAGCGGCCGGTGTGATTAAAGGTGCCCTTGTCGTTCTGCGTCACCAGCTGGTTGATGACGAAGCGCAAATCAATGTAGTCGATGTCCGTATGGGTGCCCTGCCGGATGATAGCGACGTTGGGTGCCATCTCGGTGTTGACCGTGGTGGACGCGCCGAAGCCACCAAGACGGGAGTAGATCTCCTCCCCCTGCTCGCTTCCTTTGTAGTCGACGAGCTCGAAGTTTTCGAAGTTGTTGGAGCCGCTGTCGTCCTGGAGTTGGGTCTCACCGACCAGGTAGGATTTGGCGCCGTTCTCCAGACCTTTGATTGGGCCTTCGCTGATGCCCAAAAGTGCTTCGACCACATCGGTCGCGAAAAGGGAGTCGGCTGTCTGTTTAGGACTGGAACTAGATCCTCCCTTCGAACCGCTAAGTTTCCGAAGGGAGATATCTTGAATTGTCATAGACTTATCCGGCGTTTCTTATGTACCGGTTTAAGTGGGGATTAATGAGCTGTTTTTCCAGAGCGCCAGCGGTTCTGCATCCACTTCAGACGCTCGGCTGCTTCACCAGGATCAAACTCGAAACGGATGAAGTTCATCTCGCTCGTCGCGTAGGGATCGATGAGTGCCACAGGGCAATTGTAGAGATCCTTGGCGTCGAGGTTCAGCTCCTCGGCGTAGCGGTCAATCTTCTTGTACGAGGCGACCTGGAGAGCGTGCCAGATCTGCGAGGATGATGGACGCATGCCATGGGCATAACCCGAGGTGTGGATGTGGCCGGCGACGTAGATGTCGTGGTGATCGCCGTCGAGCTGAGCTGCCTTCGCAGCACCATAGGACTCCGACCACATGGACTTACCGCGGAACCCGTGGACCGAATAGATCTTCACGTCACGTCCGTTGGGCAGCTGCAGCTGCAGACGAACCTTGTTCGACTTGTGGACCAGAGCGTTGTTCGCGAGGATGTGCTTCAGGATGTCGCCACCCTGCCCCCACAGATCGTGGTTGCCGTCCGTGTAATAGAGCCAGTCGATCTTCTGGAGAACGTACTCGACCAGTGCCAGGGCTTCGTCCGCCGAGGTGCTCTGTTCCGAGTAGAGACGAGCCAGACGGCCAGCCCAGTTGTTGAAGACGTCACCGACGTTGGCCGCATATAGACCTTCATTCCGGCCGTCGAAGAGATTGACGTGCTCGAGCACCTGGGCCAGGTCTGTGCCATCGTCGTCCAGGTGCATGTCACCGAAGAAGCCAATGCCGATTGGGCCGTCGCGCTTGACGCGAACCGGGATGATTTTCTCCCGCTCGAATTTCTCCCGCTTCTGAGCGAACTGGTTGATGCGGCGCTCGACCAGGGCTTCGATGTCGATCGAGGGTTTTGGCTCGTCGACAAGCTCGAAGTCGCTGTCGTCCCAGCGTTTCTTCATCCCACGGATGCCAGACTCGGAGATGTCGTAGCCCTGCTCCCGCAGATAGCGAGCGGCGGGTCTGAAGCCCCCCGTCATGCCAACTGCCTGCTTGATGAGGTCTTCAGATGGACGCATTAGAGATCCTATGGTTTGTACTCGATCGCGTTGATATCGAACGACAGGAAGTGTCCGTAGACGCGGCGCCTGCCGTAGAGGATTGGGATGCGGGTACCGATCGCCACCGTGTTCTTCGGCGTGCCGAGATAGCCGCTCTTTCGCGTGCTATCCCCTTGCGTGTCGGTCTCAGGCTTCGGGGCCAGGAGTGCTGTCAGGCCTCCGAGTAGGGCCAAGGCACCAACCTTGATCAGAAGCGAGCCGACGAGCGAGCCAGCGCCCAGCATAAGGCCGACGCCGACAAGTACAACGCCGAGGAGGATCTGAAGCAGACCACCCTTCTTGCCACCGCTCAGCTGCGGGACGATATGGATGAATTCGACGTCGGGCTCGATCGGCGTGTGGAGGGACTCCTCCGTATCAAAGCCGACAATCTTGATGCGATGGCGACCACGAACGGGGTCAGGCTGGAAGCCTTTGACCTGGCGTGTGACACCTTCGATGATGTCCGCGACGGTGTGACCCACCATCTCAATCGGGCCATCATGAAAGGCAGCGAAATAGCCGTGGAGAATGACCTTAATCCGCAACGAGAACATCTCCGTCCGCGACCACGTACTTCGTCACACCATCATTGCCGATGATGTAGTGCTCGAGCTCGGGCCAGTTGATGAACGAATGGAAGTCGCCGGCAGATAGGTTCGAGTCCTCGCCAGGGTGGGTGTGCCAGCTGGCGGCTGCGACCGGCGTGTAAAGGACGAGATCCTCACCCCGGAAATCGAAGCCCTCAGTTGGCTGCTCGCAGATGTTCTCGCACTCGACGATCTCGCCTGTCTTCAGGATGAAACCACAGCGTTCCTTGTCGCCCTCATACAAGTGGAGAAGTTCGGAGGAAGTCATCGAGTTTCCTTTTGACGCTCGGGCTAACAATATCGAGGAGGTTCACAGAGCTCTCGGTCTGCTCGAGTTTGACGTCCTTGTGACGGAGGACGGCGAGAGTGGTGTTGCGAAGCAGAGCCCGATACGACTCCACGGTCGACAGCCGGCCCCAGAGATGATGAAGCACCTGGCCGTTCTCGACGAACACACCCACGTGGTTGGCTACGGGAGAGTCGATGCCACAGAGGATCACGTCACCTGGTTGGTATTCGGATGGGTGGCAGTCGAGCAAATAGAAGCCGCACTTGCGATAGCGGTTCATGTAGAGGTCGAGATCGTTGTTCCAGAAATCCTTCGGGCCAGCGTAGTTGGGTAGCTGAATGCCGAAGTTGTCAGCGTAGAAGCCGCGGATCAGGTGGTAGCAGTTCTGGTTCTTGTAGCTGAACGGTCGGTGCAGCAGGTGCTCATATTTCAACATTAGAGCGACACCATCGGGAACTCAGGCGGGATGAACATGCGGCACGGAATCTGGAAGTTCGCGCCTTCGGTCATGTTGCGGAGCTCGAGCGAGATGCTCTGTCCGGAGATGAGCTCGCGGATGCGGCCGACGTACCACATGCGTTGCTCGAATTTGTTCACATCCTTCTCGACATGATCGCGGAGGACGCGACGACGGATCACGGTGGCCTGGTCGAGCTGGCCCTTGATCGCGGCCGAGTTAAAGATCCCGAACGGGTTCATGACCTGGAGAATTGGCCGGCTTTCCTCGCCGTCCGCCGATCGAGTGTCGCCGGTCATGCGTGTGGCCATGCCTTCGTAAAGCTGTCCCTGCCACGTGGTGGTGTTGTCGGTCTTGAAGCGGAAGATGACCGGTTGGTTCTTCAGGATGATCGTGTAGAGATCGACCAGCGCGTCGGCTGTGAGTTTCTGTGCTTCTTGTTTGTGCTCAAGAGGCGCAGTCGACGTCATGGCTGGGTCGTGACCTCCATCTCGAAGGATTCGACAGTACCTTGACCGTCCTCAGCGACACGGTATTTCAGCGGCTTGCTGAAGCGAACGGTCAAAAGCCCCTTCCCCGGCAAAGGCAGAATGAACTTCTCGAACAGCTTGTGCTTCAGGTAGAACTCTTCCAGACGAGCGATGTTGATCTTGGGCATGATACCCGTGAGGACACGGCCAGTCTCGTCCGTGTAAAACTTCATCGTCTTGTAGTGGAGCGTGTACTTTACCTGATCAGGTCCGCGAGGTCTGGCTGCAAATTCATAGCCTCGCCCGAGCTGCACCTTTGGAGAGGACTCTGGGTATTCCGTTGTCCAGGTGAAGTACGGGAAATCATACGTTTCCATGCGGGTTGATATGGGTTTGATTCCCTTGCAATACAAGGGTTTGCGGTCGCTGCGCTCTTAGTAGATAAACCTTGAGTATTCGTGGTGCTTTCTTTTTTCCACCCTATCCTCCGCGACAACCAGCCGAGCCACTTCGGGCACAGAAGCCTGATCAGGTTGAAGTCGTTCTTCTCGCCCTTCCGCTTCTGAATCTTTCGCTCGATCAGCCGCATATCGTGGGCTTTCCGGATCGTCTTCTGAACCATGGATCTCGAGACAGCCGCACGGGCAGCGATGGCGTCGACGGCGCAACGAATGACAGAGCACTCACCAGCCAGCTTCGCCAATGTTGTGAGGACCGCCTGCTCAGACATGGTGAACTGGGTAGCGATCTCCGGAGGAAGAAATCCCGCTGCAACCAGTCCACGACGGCGGGCAATCGACGCCTCCCTCTTCCGGGGCTGTGGCTTCTTCCGCTCGATCTCGGTGAACACCGTGATGATCCGTTGGTGGATCAGAGTCTGGCGTAGTTTCAGGGCCGCGTCGAGCTGGTGAGCTCGCCGGTCGCTGAGCTCGCCTTTGTGGTGCTGATCCCAAAGGATCCTCGAGAGATTGGTGCAGACCTGAAGTTTTGTGGCTTTGGAAATAGCACGTTTGAGTTGCAGAGCAACCAATAGGTTTCCCGTCAAAGCTGTACCTCACTTAGGTATAAGATATCGTTCGAGAAATCGGCAAATTTCCCGTTGACACCTGATTCGTTTTATGAGAGCTTTGACCTTGTGAAGGGGCTTCAAGAGCTCTCTGAAGGTTTGAACAAGCACTGGGCGGCAACCCGGTGCTTTTTCGTTTGTGGGTAAATTACGTCAAGACTCACGTCCCCCGTTGCAAATCAGTGATATTGTGGCCTAGTGGTTGAGTCGTGCCAACCCCTGAGCAGAAAACGCGCAGGGGTCCACAGATTAGAATTGTCGATAGATCGTTAAGGTGCTGTTAAGGGTTATGCAGTTTTTCAGAATTTTGTCCGCAGCAGCGATCACGTTGATCGCCACCACCGCTTACGCTGCCAGTGAGCCGGCACCTACCGGGACTGACAAGAAGGTCGCGGACATCATTCGCAAGTCAGCAAAGGATCCATGGTCGGTTCGGGATCTGAAGGCTGGCAAGCCCCACCAGGCGGTCGACAATTTCCGCTATCCTCGAGCATGGGCAGTCTGCACGACCTTCTATGCGAAGAATAGTTTCGGGGCGTACAGCCAAGGGTTCTACCTGGTGTTCTTCAAGAACAACCAGGTGATCGATGCACTCGGCGGGCCGGGGATCGCACCTCATCCTGAGTGCGGTCCCCTTCATTCCGTCAAATTCTAGATCTGACCCATCGCTACCTGCTGGATCAATTGCTTGATCGAGCCGCGGTTCTGGATGTTGGCGCTGACGGTAGCGATGATGTCGTTCGGGCCAGACTGTGGGACTTGATCCGGCGAGACAACCCATACGTTGACCATGCCAGGATCCTGCTTCTTGTTGCTGTTCGCAGCGAGACCCTGGAGAGCGCCTTCCGAGATCTGGCGGTTGCCCAGGTTGTTGATGTGGGTCAACTTATCCTCACCGATCGCCTGGACGGCCGACTGACGCAGAACCATCTCACCAGGCATCAGCTGGTAGGCGCCACCGTCGCGGAACGGAGCGACCGCACCATTGGCGGCTCGGATCAGGCCACCAACAGCCTTGCCGCCGACGATGCCGAAGAGACCCTCCCCCAGCTGAGAGAGGATGCTAGAGCCGCCGGATCCACCGCTGAACAGCGACATGATGATCTGGTTGGCGAGGGCCTTGGCGATGATCTGCATGAACATCTGGAGGATGGTCTGGCCGAGCTGCTTGAACGCCTCGCCGGCCAACATGGTGCCAGAGGAAATGTTCATGAAGAACTGCGAGAAGCCGGAAGACAAACCATCAAGCACCTGACCCCAGGCGTTGCCCACCTGGGTTGCCAGCGGGATCATCTTACCGGTAGCGTCGATGATGCCGTTCTGCTGAGCCCAGGCTGCGGTTGCGGACTGGATCGCATTGACCGTTGTTGGCCCCTGGTTCGCCTTGGCAGCGTCGAGGAGGTTGTTCTGCTCCTTCAGCTGGTTGTTCTTCTCGATGAGGTCGTTCTCGAGGGTGCGCCACTGCAGCACCTCGGTGTCACGCGAGCCGTCCGTGTTGTTCGCTTCTGCGTCAGCCGCCATGCGGCGAACTTCAGCGATCTGCTGCTCGATGAGCAGGACACGGTTGGCAGCTGCCTCACGCTCGCGATCGACCACGTTCTGCTGAAGCTTCTGAATGTCCAGAGTGGTGTACTTGCTGGCCATGTCGGGCTGCTGGGCAACATCCAGTGCAGCCTTGGCGCGATCGACCGGCCGCTGCAGCTCTTCTTCCGCGGCTTTGAAATATTCCTCAATCACCTTCTGAAGGTCGGAGTTGAGGTTTTCGTGCAGGCCGTCCTTCAGCTCCTTGAGCTTGTTCGTGTAGTCGGTCGGGTTGGTGTTCTTGAGCTCGGCATTCTCAGCATCGAACTTCTTGATCTCCTGATCCAGGAGCTGGTCGTGGGCGCTCTGGATCTGTGACTGCAGATCCTTGAGCGACTTTGCGTCGTCCGTGAAGCGGACCTGGGTCTTCAGGTTGCCGATACGGGACTTGAGGCTGGTGATCGCAGCTTCTGCCTGGGCCTCGATACCCTTGTTGATGTTCTCCGTGGCCTGACGTTCGGTCTCTTCGAGGATCTTGGACGTTTCAGCCGAACCGGCGGTGTCCGTGCCAGAAAGAAACGCCTGGGCGCGAGACATGCGCTTGCCGACGTGGTTGATCGACGGATCTTTGTTTGGCCGTTCGAAGATGTTCATGAACGCCTTCGACAAAGCCTGCGGATCTTCGGTACCTGCCTTCAGCCGTGCGAAGAGATCCGGGTAGTCACGCATAAGCTCCTTCAGTACGAAATCATACTGAGTGTTGACATCGTTCGCGGCTGTGCCCTTTTGGATTGCAAAGGACCGGAGCTCGTTCCAGCGTGTGCCTCGCCACTGGGCAACACCATGGGCGGTGCCATGGTCGCCTAGAGCATTCGGATTGAACTCGGACTCGACGGACAGGTTCGACGCGATCGCAGCGGCGCCAGCCTTGGAAAGACCGCGGTCCATATAGTGCTTGATCGCAGACTGGGCGCTACCAGCCATTGCTTGGCTGATCGGCTCGTTCAGATCGATGCCCTCGAGCTGGACGTCAATGTTGCCGATCTTGTTGAGCTCGCCGCTGAGCTGGCCGGTCAGCTCCTTGATCTTGTCGACGAGCGCGTTCATGGCTGCACTCGGCGGCGTCTTCTTCAGCTCGGCCGTTGCTTCCTCGATCTTGGTGCGGAGGGTCTTCGCTGCGTCCTGGACAGCTTCACGCTGGCGCTGCAGCGACTCCTTCTGGAGGTCGAGTTCCTTCTCGTCGTTGGCACGGTTCTGCTCAGCCAACTCGGCCGCAGCGCGTTCCGTAAACTCCTTCCGCTCCTCCTGCAGCTTCTCGACTGCGTCGGTATCCTTGTTCAGGTTCGCGAGGCGGATGAGCTCATCATAGAAGTTGATGATCTGTGCCGTCGTCGTCTTGCGGAGCTCGTCGTAGCCCTTCTTCGCAGCCTCGAACGCTTCGTTGTTCTTGGCACCAGAGATCTGCCGCTGCCAGCGGGCCAGCTCGCGGTTCTGGTTCTGCTCGGCCTTCTTGACTTCCTTCGAGGTGTACTTCGTCTGGTTGGTGACAGCTTTCTGGCTCGCCTCGTTCAGCTTCAGCTGCAGACTGGCCAGCGCCTGGTCGATCTGCGACGAAACGGACTTGTCGTCGAGACCGGCGAGGTTGGGGTCGGTCGAAGATTCCTTCGCGAAATCATCCTTGAACGCCTGGATCGACTTGTCGCGAACGGTTTCCAACCACCGGCGGACGGCGCTGTATGCTTCGATCTTCTCCTCGTCGTTCAGATTCCCGGTCGAGATCGCGCTCATCTTGTCGTCGAACGTCTTCTGGATGAACTGCGACTTCTCGCTCAAACGACCAAAGGACTTCGAGCCCTGAATTCCAGCGTCGGCTTCGCGGCGCAGGATGGTGACGAGATCGGCGTCGGCTGCGGCAGTCTTGGTCAGGTTGGCAACGATCGGGTCGAGCGTGGCCTTCAGCTCCGTGAGGAAGCCGAGGCTACCGTTGGGGTCGCCCTGGCGCTGAGCAACACCGATCTGTTCATTCACGTACTTGCCGAGGGAAAGGGCCTGACGTGCATCGTGGACCTGGCTGAGATCGCCAAGCGAGATTCGAAGCGCCTCACCGATGTTGGTGCCGAAACGCTTGCTGATCTGCTCGATGAGGTAGTTGTTCGCAGAGGTCTCGATCCCACCACCGGCACCACCAACCGCCTGATCGGCCAGACCACGGATGTAGTTGGCTTGAGGACCATTGTGGTCGGTGAGCTTCCCGCGCTGTTCCTTCAGTTTGTCGATCTCGCCACGGCGAGCTTCAGCGGCCTCAGCCAGCTCAGCGGCACGAACTCGGGAGGATGTCGCACGAAGGTCGTTCAGCTCACGGATGAGGTCCGTGACCGACATGGTGTCGTCCTTGATGGACAGACCGAGCTCGTTGAACTGGGCACGGAGCTCATCGATCTTGGCGCCACGCATGATCCGGTCGCCGTCAAGTTCTTTGCGGCGGTCGATCAGACCTTGGATCGCGGTGTCGAGCGAGCCGATCTTGCTTTCGGTCGCGTCGGCCGCGCCCTTCAGCTCATTGACCTTGGACTCGAGGTCGTCGATGCTCTTGGTGAGTTCGTCGGTCTTACCCTTCCAGGCAAAGAAGGCTCCCGCCGCCAGGGCGACACCCGCGATGACAAGACCGATCCAGTTGGTGAGAGTGAGAGCGGATAGGCCGGCGAGGACGCGGCCGAAGAAGCCAACGGCGACAGCACCCTCAGTAGCGGCTAGTCCCACGCCCTTGAACCCAGTGGCGAAGTTGGCGAGCAGCGGGATCATCAGACCCAGGCTCTTGATCAAGCTGCCAAACAGCGAGACGCCGAGCACGGTTGCGAAGGTGCCGGCGACAGCGCCGATCGCCTGAAGCACTCCAGGAAATTTATTGAGCCAGGAGAAGACAGTGGTGGCACCGGCGATTATCTGCTGCAGTGTCGCCACGATGGGCTCGAACGCGGTGAAGACAGAAGCGCCGAGAGTGTTCTTGAAGACCTGGGCGGTGTTGCTCAGCGACTTCATCTGAATGGCGTTCGCCTCGACAGCTGCAGCCGATAGCGTGAAGCTACGCTGCATATCACGAGCCAGTTCTGTGTTGTTCGCCAGTGCCAGGAAGGCTGCTGCGGAACGGGTCTCGAGAGTTTCGTAGGCCTCGGCTGCGCCAAAGCCCGCCTTCTTCAGCGTCTCGATAACAGGCAGAAAGCCCTTCGTCTTGACGTTGATGTCGTCGACGGACAGGCCAGCAGCCCTCAACACGTCGACCAGTTTCTTGGATGGAGACTGGAGGTCGGTGAGCAGAGCACGGAAGCCTGTGCCCATCGTCGAGGCCTTCACGCCAGACTGGGAAAGAGCACCGAGGATCGAGGTCGTCTCCTCGAGCGTCAGGCCAAGAGCTTCGGCGGTCGGGCCGATGTAGTTCAGCGAGGTCTGCAGCTTGTCGACGGACAGCTTCGAGAGGTTGAGCGCCGCGGTGAAGATGTTGGCGACGTCACCCGTGCGGCTCGTTTCGAGGTTGAAGGCCGTGAGGGTCGAGGTCACGACGTCAACAGCCTGCGACAGGCTCGAGCCCGTGGCCGTAGCAAACTGCGCGATCGAGCCAAGGGACTCGCTGACCTGGCCAGTGGACAGACCCGCCTGGGCAAGGGCGGTTGCGGCCTGGGTGATCTGGAGCGTGGTGTACGGAACAGACTGGGAGATCTGCACCAGGTTCTGCTTGAACTGCACCATCTCCTTGTTCGTGGCAGCAGAGATCGCCTGGTACTGATGCAGTTCCTTGTCCAGCTCGACGAGGCCGGTTCCGGCGCCCTTGATCGTGTTGAACAGGCCACCGACTGCGGCGTAGTTCAGCATGACGCGACCTTGGATTCCCATGAGATCGGCGCCGCCGTTATAGTTCAGCTGCTCGAGACGGTTGCGGCTCGACAGGGCGGCGCGACCATTCTCTGCGGCATAGATGGCGTCGGCACGGCGCTGGTTGGCCAGCGTGTTGCGGGCGCTGAGATAACGATCGTCGGAGTTCGCGATCGACTGGTTGTTGGCGAACGTGGCGTTTTTGATGCGAGCTGCGACCGCGGCCTCGGTCGTCTTCAGAAGGCTGACGGTCTGCTTGACGATCGCCTCAGTGACGCGGGCTTCTGCAGCCTTTGCGGTGTTCTGAATATCGTTGACGAGTGCCTGGGCGGCGACTCGGTTGAGCTGGTTTTCCTGAGACTTCTGGACGCCCGAGCCCTGGCCAAGTTGCTGGTAGCGAGCTCCGAGGATCGAGGTGGCACTGCGCTCGGCACGGGCGCGAGCAGCAGTGCCTTTCTCGGTTGCGGCGACCATGTCGCTGAGGAGCTTGGTCAGCTCGAGAATGCCCTTCTTAGCAGTCCCGAGATTACTGTTGAACTTGGCTGTGACACCGTCGAGTTGTTTACGAACCTTCTCCAGCTCATCTCGAGCCTGGGCAGCGTTCAGTTCATAATCAACTTCAAAGGTATTCTCAGCCAAGTGTGCCTCCTACGTCGGCAAATGCCCTGGCGAGTTGATCGAAGGTTTGGATCGCCTCGCTCTCATCAGGTTTGGAGTTTCCTCCCCCTCCGAGTGCTTCATCGACTACCAGGCGGAACGTTTCGTATTCCTGGTAGTATCCGGCCATACGCTCCTGTGATTTCAAACTCACCAGAGTGGTCAGATCCTCGAGGGAGTGCGACCAGTACACTTCCTCGAGAAGGCTGGGCCTGACGCCCAGCGCCCAAATTATGCTGTCGCGGAAGCTAAGCTCCGCAAGCCATCCATGGAAGACTTGAGGCCCTCGAGTAGGCTTTTGTGGTTTTCCACGTGCTTGGCTGACTTTGCCAAGCGCCGCATGAAAAAACCCATGAGGTGCTCTCCAGCCCAGTCGAGAACCGCTTCAACGTCGTCGATGGAGATCTCGATCTCTTCGAGATCCGCGATCGCCTGGACGACCTTGCCGGTGACCTTGCGTTCAGCCAGGACGGCCTTCAGAACTTCGGTTCGAAGTTCATCGTCGAGGGACATTGCCGGCACCAGTTCGGGCGAGCCGACTGCGATCGAAAGCACGTTCAGAAGTCCATAGGACATGAAGAGTTCGCGCTCTTTGCCGTCCTGAGTAATGGTCAATTTTGGATTGGGAATTTCGGTCATTTGTGATCCAGAGTTACAAACAATTGCGCCCCAGTCATGTGGTGACTGGGGCGCATATTTGCAAGAGAGTTTGAGGGCTTAGCGGTTGAAGAGGATGGCCGCTGCAGGTCCGTATTCAGCGTAAAGAGGATCGCTCTCGACACCAGAGTACGGAGTGAACTCAAACGGCAGGTTGCCGAAGTTGTCCGTCTGGAACGCGACACCGAGACCCTTCGTGATCTTGACCTTCGGCAGGTAGATCGTGAACGGCGCGTTGTCGACCGGTAGGAGGCCGACGATCTTGACCGCGAATTCCGGCTGCACATCCGTGCCACCAACGTCGATACGCTTGACCTTACCGATACGGGTACCGATCGGGAACGTGACCGTCGCAGATGGCTCGTAGCCAGCGGCGAGGGTGATCGTGGTCTTGGCCGCAGCGAAGGCAGACGAGGCGACCTTGGCAATGTGGACCTTATCGTCCAGGCCGTTCTGCAGGAAGATGTAGTCGCCGGCACTCAGCTTCGCACTGATGTCGGTGCCAACTTCGATCGTCTTGCCAGCCGTTGCGTAGGCGCCGGATGCGATCCAGATGTCGGTGATCGAATCGAACTCAACGCCCGAGGCGTCGAGACCAGCTGCGTAAGCCATGTTGCGGAGCGTGTACTCGTAGACTTCCATCGAGCACTTCAGGCCTTCGCCGTTCTTGACGGACATGACGACCGAGTTCTTGACGCCCTGCGTGAGCTCGACGAACGTCGGATCAGCGGTCATCTGGAAGTTCTTGACGAGACCGATCGAGTGTTCGGCAGGGTTGAGTTGGTGCAGCTTGTCAGGAGCGCCAATCATGACGGTCGCCGTAGAAAGAAGGAAGTTTTTGGTCTTAGCGTTGCCAGCCATGGGTGAGAGTTCCTCATTGTTCAGAACAGGTGTTGCTGCTTGATAAATGAGGAGAGATACTTATATTTGCTAGGCACAAGATTATTCAAAATGGTGGGAAATGCGTCGTCTTTCAACTAGCCTTCCAGACGAGTTATTTGCACTGCTTGAAGGCAGAGCAGAGATCAATCGTCGATCGATGAACAAGGAAGTCATCTTCCTTCTTGAAGCCGCGCTCGCTGCAGAGCACGGCGATAATCTGGAGATCCTCCGGACTGTCATGATTGCCCAGGGCGGGCTCTCGTCTCTCAGCCAGTCGCAGTGACTGGGTCGAAGACAAACTGACATTGAACGAATTGGAGAGGGCGGGCATCCGCCCTCGTCATTGGTAGCACAATCGTCCCATCGACAATGTGAAACCATCCCTTCTGCTCGAGCGTCTCATGATCGTAGAAGGGCACTTTCATCCCCGGCCGCAGCCGGTTGAAAACCTCTCCCACATAATTGCGAAGCCTGAAGAGATTGCTGTCGTCGGCATAGGTCGACACACCGATCGTGAACGAGCCGTTGAACAACTCAGGCTGATCCTCCGTGAAGGTGATCGCCGTTGTGCCAATGAGGTCGCCTTCTGGCAGCTCCTGGATGTTGGCATGGGCTTCCCAGTCCACGTATTCAATGTCGACGCCTGGGTATTTGGCTCGACGATCGTCGATGATATCGTTCGAGAAGGCGACGATGGATCCCCAAATGTTCTCATACATATTAGCAAACCCTTACTTGAGGCTGTTCTGGATCGTGGTCGCAACAATCCGCGGTATGCGGTTCAGCGCCCAGAAGGTGAAGATCGGCTGGAGGAGCGGACGATGATGTCCGTCTACACCACGTAGCTTTCGAAGTGACGGCTTGGAGATCCCGAGGCTCCGTTCGAACAGAACATTCGGATCCCAGTTCGAGACTTCAGCGGTATGGGCACCAGGTAGGTTCTTGAGGTTGGCCTTCGGCAAGAAGGCAATCTGGATCTTGCCGACCTTGATGCGCTTCGGAAGATCCTTCGACGAGCGGAAGTTCTTCGCGTTGCCCTTCATGTAACCCACTGTGACCGTGCCGGTCTTGGTCGTGATGGTCTTGGCGAGCTGGCGCAGCTCAGCCTGCAGAGCACCGGTGTGGACGAAGTATTGCCGCGCTCGCTCGCGAGGAGAGTCACCTCGGCCGGCGACAGCTCCGTTTGCCTGGGTGTTCGACTTCTTCATAATGGTCTTGCGGCTCAGCGCTTCCCAATAGATGACGTCGCCAGTCTTGAGGCTTTCGATCTGGGCCTTACTGGCATTGACAATCGGATTGTATGGCTCCGACCAATCGAAATGGATTGCCGTCTCTGCACCCCTACCCTTCATGGCCACATTCGATTTCGTACCAACCATGGTGTTAGCTGCGAAATTAACTGCGGCCTCGAGCGAGCGCTCCACACGGCCGGTCAGCTTTGCCCGCAACGCCTGGACCTGGACGCGGTCGACAGTTGCGGCTTGGTCCACGGTCTTCACGCCTACCGCCTGGATGAACTGGTCGATGCCTTCAGACATCTCAGCGTTGCTGACCTTGCGGTTCCCGACCTTGAAGGTGACCTTGACGGGCACTACTGGATCTCCGCGAGATAGACACCACGGACGACATCGATACGCTTGACCGTCATGCCCCTGACGATGTCGTTGAGCTCGAGCTTTGCCGCGGTGAAGACGGTGAAGGATTGCTCCTTCACACGCATGGTGCCATCGGCCTGCTCACGGTTCACACGTTCAGGCAGGATCCAGATATCACCAAGCGGCTGTCGGCCGGCGGACTTCGGCCGCTTTGTCAGCGGGTCGATGACTTGCGTCTCGCGCTCCCAGGCCACCTGCTCGGTGAGTGGGATCAGCATGTGCGATCGGTACTCAGCGACGTTGTAGGCGAAGGAGCCATCGTGGTCGGCCACCAGGTAACGGCGCTCGAGGCCGTCGATGATCACGTCGAGGGTCTGGACCAGGCAGTCCGGAGAAACGCGGAGGAGACGACGGGGGAAGCTGAAATCGTAGCCGATCAGCTTGCCCTCGAGATCCTGCTCGACGGTGCCTTTGAATGGCAGTCCGTCGTCACGATACATCAGGCTGTCGAAACGAAGGCCGGCGGTTTTCAGGCTAACCATTCATCACCCCGTGATTGCGTCAGTGTTCGAGGTGACCAGGAAGAACGACGGCGTGACTTCGTTCTTGGTCACGACCTGGTCGATGGCTTCCTGGTAGCGCTTCTCGGCTTCGATCTTCAGCTTGTCGAGCTCCTTCAGATCCACGCGGCTGAATTCCTTGACGCCGTTCTTCTCGGACTGAGCCATCCGCTGCTTGGCGGATGGCAGCACATCGAGAACAGCTCGCATGCAGATCAGGGTGTTAGCGGCGAGCTCGGCCGTGGTGCCCGAAACGAGTGCTGCTGCGAGCTCGTCGGCGCCGATTTCACGCTCGACCGTGAGGAACGCGGAGAAGATATCGATGTCAGAGTCCGGGAGCTCGTGCTCCTCGATACCGATGAAGGCGCGGACTTGTTGACCAGTTGTGGTGTGGACGGGTTCCGGCACAACGCGGTAAGCGCGATTGAGCTGGACTTCCTGACCCTGGACGGTGAATTTGACGACGACTGTGCGGCGCTCAAAGCTGCGCGTCGGGTCGATCTGGTGGGCCGACGACGGAACGAGGACCGTCATCTGATAGGTCGCGGAGGTGGTGACATAAGGAATGTCCTCCAGCCCTGGCATAGCGGCGCCCGCCTGGTTGCGGACGGTGTATGTTACGGACCCGAGATCAGGGGCAACCGGCCGGTCGCCAACCATGAATGGGATGGTCAATGCAGACGGTGTGCCCCCGATGATGTCCATTACTTAACCTTCCGTACCTTCGGAGCCGCAGGTGCGTTCTCGTCGAACTTCGAGAGGAAGGATGCGATCGCGAGATCGCGGTCTCCAGAGTCGATCCAGAAGGCCAGGAACTCTTCGTCGGTGGCTTCGTCCGGAACATCAGCAACCTTAGTCACCTGGCCGAGAGCGATACGGGAGTCGATGAAGCCAGAGCGGGCTACAACAGAGGGACGGTGAGCCTGGATGTCATGCCCAGTGGACATATCCGCCAGCATGAAGTCACCAGTGGTCTCAGCAAGAATTTTCACGGGGGTTCTCCTAATAGAAAGCCCGTCGTCCAGGGTTTGAACGACGGGCCGGTTGGGTGCTTCTCGGTGATTAAGCCGAGAAGTCGAAGATCGAGCGGGTGTCTCCGAAGTTCATCTTGTAACCAGCGTTTGTGGTCTTGGTGACCGTGACCGACTGGTTGGTGATGGAGCGTTCGGACTCCTCGATATCCGAGCCGGCTTCGATCAGCTCTTCCATGGTGTCACCCTTGGAGAGACCAATGAGCTTGCCGACCGGGGCATCGCTGGCGATCGCGAAGTTGGCAACGCCCTGCAGAAGCGGGATGCCGCCGAGCTGGAAGCCCTGAGCCTGAGCGATCTCAACCTCAGTCTTGCCCTGGAGGGCAGCGTTCGGCATGACGAACAGCTCGAGCCATTCCAGGTAGGCGTCCCAGTTACCGACAACCGTGTCGATCGGGGTGCCAGCCTTGGCGCGGTTGATCATCCACTTGACGAGGGCACGGCGGCTGATCTTGCCAGCGGTTGCACCAGCGTCGAGGCTGGACTGCGTGACGACTGGAGCAGCGGCATTCACGCCGTCACCGTTCACGAGCAGAGATACCGCGGCCGAAACCTTGGACATCTCAGCTTCGCGCAGCATGCGGACGAAGTATGGCGTCATCAGATCGAGGCGGGCTCGACGGCCAAACTCGTACGAATAACGCAGACCACCACCGTGCTTGAAGATCTGGACCGAGGTCTGGCTGGACCGGATCGTGCGAACCGGTACGCGACCAAGTTCTGCAACCGCACGAGTCGTCTGGTAGTCGTCCTGCTTGTCATCGATCACCGTCGAAATCATTTCGTTGCCCGAAATGGAACGCGACTGGGAGATCAACGGCTGAACGCTCTCGAGCTGGCTCTGGCGGTACTTCCAGCGGACCATGTCGTCGACAACTTCCGGGAACAGCGCACGGGTACCGGCGTAGGTCTGGAAGGTGTCGGACGCGGCGTCGAGGACAACGCCCTGGGCGAAGTCATCACGAACCGGGAGGTTCAGGAAGGCCAGGGAGGCTTCGTAGCCATTCAGGAAGCCGTTGGCGTCCTGGTAACGTTCGGAGTGCTCGGACTGCGAGGCGTCGATCGCCAGTGTCAGGAAGTCACGCAGATTGAGGCCGAAGTTCTTAGCTTCGCGAATGAGCTTCGCAGCTTCGCTCTTCGATGCCGCCTCGTCTTCCACCAGGAGTACGCGAAGGGTTTCTACGCCACGACGCTGAACTCGAGTAAGGGATTCGGTCATTTCAAAAATTCTCCGTTGAGTTTGGGGCGGCGCGGCGCGTTAGACCAGGACGACGACGGCGTCGGTCCCGATGATTTCCGCGACGAAGTTCTTGGTGGCGTCGTTCGCAGCGGCCTTCTTGACTGTGCCGCTACCGCCGCCGATGACCGTGTCGCCAACTGCGGCTGCATCGCCGTTCTTGATCGGAAGCAGGTTTGCGAACTTCAGAGCGACGGCGCCGACGAGCTGACCTTCGACCTTGCGATCTTCGACAGTCGACAGACGGCCAACGATCACGTCGCCATCAGCGGCGAGCTTGACCTTGTTCGGCGCGGACGTGTCGAGCGACACTGCCTTGCCTACGTCAGCAGCGACGATGCCTGCTGCGAGCGTGAAGGTCAGGATGAAGTCTTCGAAGTGGAAACCACGAAGACTGACTTTGGTGTGGAAGGATGCCATGGTAGTTTATCTCCGTGGTGGGTGATTAGCGGGCCGAGCGGAAAGCAGCGGCGTTGCGGGACGGCTGGTTCGCCAGGTCGGTCGGCTTGTCGCTGGCCTTGCCACCTGCCTGGATCACGAGAACAGCGGAGTGCTCGTTGATCAGGGCGGACAGCTCGGTGACCGTCTTCGGCAGTTCGACGTTGAGCTTGCCAACCTTCGTCAGGACGCTCTTGGCGACTTCCGAGAGGGCAGCAACGGCAGCATCGCGGTCAGCGGTGACAGCGTTGACGTCGACAGCATTGGCAGCGGTCAGCTGGGTGTTCAGATCAGCGATCGTTGCGTCACGTTCGGTGATGGTGGCTTCGAGCGTGGTGACCTTGCCGGTTGCGTCCGTAAGGTCGCGCTTGGCGTTCGTGAGGTCAGCAGTCGTGGTCGTCAGGTTGGCGACGAGAGTTGCGAGGTCCATAGAATCTTCCTTGGAGGCGGTTGCGAGCAGGACGAGGGAGTTCGGATCCATCCCAGAGGCAGCGAGCTGCTCGAGGGACTGGCCGAAGTGCGACCGGTCGCGTGAAACGATCCGTGCATTTTGGGCGCCGCCCTGGCCGACGAGGGACAGCTCGAAAAACTTGTCGAGACCGACCATGCGGGCGTAGACGCCGTTTTTGCCGACCTGGTTTCCGTCGTTGTCCGTTCCGGACCAGATGTTGTCGGACGAGGAGTCGGGGCCGAAGTAATCAAAACCCGACTTGGAATTAAGCATCTGCTTTGCGAGAACAGAGACAGACACCTGGTCAACGCTGCCAGCCTCGATCTTGGTCGCCTGGTCATTGGCGGTCGGATCGAGGAAGAAGAGCACGCGGAGTTCGGACTCGACGCCCGTGTCTACGACTTCACCATGGAAGACGCGGCCAATTGGGAGCGGCGAGGTGTTGTGCATGATCTGCACGGGGCGAGATTCACGCTTTAGCTCACCGGCCATCTCGAGGAGGAAGGCGCGATCGGCGCGAGCACCCTTGTAGAGCGGGTGTTCCTTACGGATCGGCAGGGTGTTGAAAGCAATCGCTTCGTAGACGCGCAGACCATCAACATCGACGTCACCCGCCGAAGCGGTGAGTAGATCCTTGATGGCCTGTGTTTTTGCGATTTGCTTCATCTGTCAGTGGTCCCGTGGGGTTCACTGACAGATGGAAATTTAGTTTAGGAAGTTCAATTAAAGCATTGAAGCACAATGATTAATTGTGATTCATTACGCTGCGTTAGGCCGGTGCCAGGACTTGCGTTGCTCTTTCCTCGCCAAGCACAGCGGTCAGGAAAGTTTGCAGGTTTCCAAAAAACTCGCTGTCACTTTGGACTTCAGTGGCCGAGTTCCAGATGCCCTGTAGTTTGGCTGATTGCGTCGACATGGCCGCGCTGGCTGTTTCGGCCTCCTCGTCAGACAGGCGCGTCCAAACCAGCAACTTCGACAGCACATAGGTGGTGATCGGTTCTGGTTCGACCAGCGGGTCGATCACTCCACCTTCAGCGATAAACTGCGGCCACGGTGGCACGTCGCTATTCACCGAGGGGAGGAAGTATTCGAGCCCGTCGTCACCAACGGCTTTGATAGTGGGCTCTTGGCCAGGTATTGGCATCTGCCATTTAGCGGAAACGAATTTGGTGAGTGACATGGTTACATCCTCGCGTTCAAAAGAATATTGCAGCCGCCATAGGCTTGGCCAGCCGCCGTCGCGGTGACCTGCGGCCGGATCAAGCGGTCTGTGACGGCATTGGTTGCTAGGGCGGTGGCGTTTGCATATGAGACGCTAGTGTAGCCAGCAGTTGGTGTCGTTCGCATCGGCTCAAATTGGTGTGTGGTGATTACCAGTCCGCCTGCACTCGCGTAGGACGTGAAGATCAAACAAGAATTGATGTTGAAGAAATACCGTTTGCAATCGCGCAGATCGTTGCCGTATTCCGTCACCTCGAAGGGTGGCGCGATGCCTGTATTGTCGGGGTCGGCATAGAGCCCGACATCGGCAATGGCGAGGTTCTTATTAATCACCGACGCAAGGTTCGCTTGGCTGGCCAGGCCCACCTTGTTGCCGGTCTGCCACCCCTGCACGCCTTGATAAGTGGTGCCGCAGGCAGTGCAGAAATGCAACAGCATGCCAGCCGAGCCATCGGTTGCCCATGTGCCGCCTGATATCGGCGCGGGGATCGGAATATTGAAGGTCTTCCAAACACCCACGGCATCAAGAGTGAAAGGGTACAGGAACGAAACATTGCCTGCTGGATCAGTCACGGAAGCTGTATAGGTGCCAGCGATATCGGCATAGGCTGAAAAGCGCAGCACCGCGGGTATGGCCTTTGCCGGCGTTCCCCACGCAAAATCCTGCACTCGCTGGCCTTCAAGGGGTTGGTAAATCTGCCCATAATCGGTAGCCGCCAGTGATGCCTTGGCGACCCCGTAAGATTGCACCAGTGTGTTCTTGGCACGGGCGGGTGATACTATCGCTGCCTGTGCCGCCTGCATCGTTAAGCCGCTAGAAGTAATCATCCACTGGTCGACCGGATAGGCACCAACCGTTGAGACGACGCTGGAGCCGTTCTCTTGGCTCACCTGCATAACAGGGTTGACGACGCGATTACGCCGGTCGGCCGTCTTTACATTGACCGGTGGTAGGCTCCACGCGATACCATCCCATGTGTAGATCGGCCCGACGCCAGAGTTGAAAACCTGCCCGACCGTGGGGTTAGTTGGAAAGTCGATCATCCGCGCATCCCCTGTACTGCGATGAAGCCTATGAAACCAGTTCCCCCGCTTTGGCTCAATTTCAGGGCGTTCCAAGCGTTGCTATTGCTGACAAAGGTCGCCCAAGAGTTGTTCACCCTATTGGACGAGTTGTCGATGTAAGCTGACCGGCCCTGCCCCATTTTAAGAGGTAGTGTCGTGTTGAAGCCATAAAGCGTCATATCACCGCCAAAGCCGCTGTTTACCCCAGTGTTAGCCGGGACTGGATTGGCCACAACCAGCCCGCTTTGGGCGCTGGTGTTGTAGGATGGTGCGCCACCGCTGATGCTGTAAAGCTGGTCGAGCGGAAATGCCCCGGCCGTCGTTATGAAGGTGCTGCCGTTGTCGGTGCTTGGATTGGCCAAGACCACCGTGTCAACGCCGACCGCACGGCCATCGATTGTAAATTTGATTTCCCGATAAGGCGCCAAGTCCCTGACGATGTCACCGATCAACCCGCCAGTGTAGGTTTTGGTGAACAGCGTTTCCCACGATCCCAATGCCGCCGCCGCTGCTGCACCGGCCGACTGTACCCACTGTTTGGTGTTGCCGTCATCATACCAGAGGTACTGCTGCCCGTTGCTCGACCGCCACCATTGCTGCCCGATGGCTGGATTGGAGGGTGGTGTGTCTCCGATGTACATCGGCCCTATCTGCGGCACGATGTTCCACGCGGTGCCATCCCACTGGTAGTTGGTTGAGCCCCCGGTGAACTGCTGGCCTACGATGGGTGAGGAAGGAAAGTCGATTGCCATTACATCCTCGCGTTTGCTATGACTTTGCCGGTGGTTGTGGCAGTTAGATAGGTGTCACCGGTTGCCGTTGACGGGAGCGCGATAATGAATTGACGCGTTGAGCAATTCATTGATACGGACGCTGCATTTACGAGGGTGTTGCCACTCTGTGACATGGTTGGTGCTACGCGCATCGGCTGCGGTAATGGGATGGTGTTGCTGACGCCAGTGCCAGCCGCTGCGTAACCACGGACTTGTATGGAGTTTACCACGCCCTCGGCGGCCAGCATGAAGTAGTAGCGTAGGCACTTTGCCAGTTGTGCGGCCTCATCTGGTAGTTCCCACTTCGGCGGGATACCAGTCTTATCAGGGTCGAGGTAGAGCCCGACATCAAAGACATCAAAGGTGTTGCCTGCCGCCACACCATTGAACTGCCCCGGTCCAGCAATAAAGTTTCCGGCCTGCCAGCCAAGTGCGCCGGTGTAAGTCGGGCCGCAAGCAAGACACCAAACAATTTGCACCCCTTTAGTATTATCGACCGACCAGGTGCCGGTGATGTCGCCAGGGACAATCAAAATCTGTTCCGTGTCAGTGCCCGCTTGTGCCGCCGAAATAGTGAATTGTGCCAGATAAGAGCGATCCCCGGCCCCATTTTGAACGCTCACGGAATAGGTGCCTGCCGGTCCTTTGAAGCCGAAACGCAATATCGTCTGTTTGGCATTGGTGGTGCCCCAAAGGAAGTCGGCCACGTCAATGCCTTCAATACGGGTAAACAGCGCCGTATAGTCGGTTGTCGTCATCGAAGCGTCGATGGTGCCAACCGAGATTTGCAGTCGGTCGCGGCTTCCGTTTGGCGTCTTGGTCTGCACCCGCTGGCCACCGAGTACCATTGCACCTGACCACGCCAGAAAGAACTGGTCGACCGGATAGCTGTTCGCCGTCAGGACCTGTGTATTACCGTTCTCCTGGCTGATCTGCATCGCCGGGTTGACAACGCGATTGCGCCGTTCGGCCGTCTTGCGGACGTAGTTCTGGTCGACGATCTGCGCGTTGCCAGACGTCGCAACCCACTGCTGGGTGTTGCCATCGTCATACCAGACATACAGGACGCCCGTGCTCGACTTCCACCACAGCTGTCCATCCTGGAGCGGCGCGGCCGGTGGAGCGTCGTCAGTGTGCGCCCCACCAGTGCTAGGCGACCACACGCCGTTCTTACGCATATAGCCAAGCCCATCGTTCGGGGCATCCAGCATGAAGCCTTGAACCGTTGGGGTGGCGGTGGCGTGAAGGGTGCCACCGCCTCGCGCTCCGTGACCGGTGTCGTCGAAGTTGGCGGCGGGCAGCTTACCTGTCGCGTTCACCAGGTTGAGGAAGTAGGCTCCGTGTTGGCCATCCAGGAGATCGGCATCTAGCCCACTGCTATCACCATCGACTGTCAGTAGCTTGGCGCGAACGTCGGCCGCGGTATATGCCGATGCGTCCAGCTTGAACGAGATCGCGTTGGCGAGCTCTGTATCGTTAGAATCGAGCCACGTGCCGATCTCTGCCAGGGTGTCGTAGAGAGCGGGAGCACCAACCTTAAGGTTGTCGACCGCGGCTTTGACAGCAGCCATCGTGGCGATCTGAGTGGTGTTCGTGCCCAATGCTGCAGTCGGCGCGGTCGGTGTCCCTTGCAAGTGTGCATCGACAAGAGGGGCGAGGGCCGCAAGGTAAGCATCCAGGCCAGTGATATCCGCTGTCGTGTGGACGTGGACCGTTGGAGCCGCATAGGCCGAGACGTTCTGCCTAACGCGGAGAGAGCTCCAACCAGTCAGTGTCGTGTCTGTTCCAGCCTGAGCTAGCGCGGGAGTAACAAGGGTTAGAGCAGCCTGAGCTCCGATATTGGTACGCACTGCGGCAGGATCTGCGAAGTCAGAACCGTTGTTCGCTTTCCGGACGTAGGAAGCCGCATTCTCGATCGCGGTGCGGACACTCTTGAACTCAGCAGAGAGGCGGCTTGTGAGGGCGACGATCGTATCGGCTGCAAACATCAAATCAATCCATTCTCAAACAATGCAACGAGATCCGGGAGCTGCCCAAGTTCACCCTGGATGCCTTGGATTCCCTGGATGCCCTGGATGCCTTGATCCCCTTTGTCACCCTTCAGACCCTGGATGCCTTGGATGCCCTGGTCACCCTTGTCACCCTTGTCACCCTTCAGGCCTTGGATGCCTTGGATCCCCTGAATGCCTTGGATACCTTGGGTACCCCGGTCACCCTTCTGGACGATCTCGACGACTTCAGGCTTCGCTGGTTCGACAACCTCGATCAGGCTTGGCCCATTCGAGATCTCGACCAGGATGACTTCAGCCATGGTTGATGCTTCCCGCCATCAGGAGGTTGCCGTGGAGGACCGTCTTCTCCTCGGCCTCGAAGAAACGAACGATCTCGTAGTTCGCCTGGTGGGTCTTGGCGGTGATGGTCTTGGTGATGGCGCTGGTGATGTGGACCTGGAACTCGCCAACGAGGGCGTCGGTCACCGTGGCAACTATCTCCGTGACGACCTCGTCGCTCTCAATAAACATCTTCAGGACGTCGCCCGTCAGATCATAGGCAACGCCGGATGCATCACGTAGCCGGAAGGTCAGCGTTTCGGAGTTGCCGCGCCAGAGGTTGATGTCGCGATACGGGGGCTTCATGCGGCCTCCTTCTTCTTAGCGGCAGGCTTCTTCACCTGCTTGGATTTCGCCATCTTGGAGCCTTCCGGCGCGAGTGAGCGGCCGAGCGGGTCCGAGTTCGGGGTGACCTCATCAGCGCGGCTCTCAGCGCCACCCGCGACGGCTTGCATGAAGCCAGTGCCACTCAGCTCCGGAGCACCTTCCGGCGGGAGCCGGTGGTACATCTGCAAATGGTACTCGAGGTCGCTGATCAGGCCGAGTGAGAGATCGGTCTGCAGACGGGCCTGACGCATCGTGAGCTGAGGCTCGAGCTCGAGCTCCGGACGAAGCTCACCTTTAACGAAGGAGACTTCGGCAAACCCCTGGTAGCCACCCTGATGCAACATGAAGGAGAACACGTTGCTCAGGATGGCTGACACAGGCGCATTGAGCTCGTCGGCGTTCATGGCAGCGATACGCGCTTCCACGGAGCCGGTGTTGACCCCCGAGGCACCGCGACCGATCACAGTAGCCATGGTCTTCAGACCCGCTTGATTCTGTGCGTTAAGAGTCTCGATCACCTTGCTGATGTCGATCCCGGCGCCTGGGGACTTTTCGTTCATGATACCTGGCGTCACCGAGTCCATGTGGACGAAGGCGGTGTCAGCCCTGATATCCTGAACAGAGTTGCGGATCTCAGCCAGTCGGGCGTTGATCCATTCTGTCTTCTTGGTCTCGTCCGCCTGGATGTTGACCGGCATGTTCTTGCGCAGCACTTCTTCGACGACCGTCACCTCGAGGCGCGGATAGCCGGTGTACTGCATGATGCGGTAGAGATCGTTGATCACCTGCTGGCGAGCGGCGATCGTGTTGATCGTAGAGACGAACGGTGAGTTCGAATAGATCTTGGTCGGGTTCTGGCGGTAGTAGGCGACGAAGAACGTCGCGATGTCCAGATTGATGCCGTCCTGCACGCCAGAAACCTTCTGGCGCGGCTTGTATTCCCCAGGCTTCTTTTCGAACCACTCGACGGACGCCAGGTCGACGTTCCGGAGATCCGAGGGGATCATCTTCTCGTCGTAGATGAGCTCGATCGCCGCGCCACCCCGCATGAGGACCATGTAGCGGATCTCTTCGCACCACTGCTCCAGGGTCATCTTCATCTGGAAGCCCTTGGTGTAGTCGGTCGGCCGCGTCATGAACTTGATCTTCTGCATCAGCTCGGCCGTTGCTGCGGCGTCGATCTGATCGTTCATATCCTTGACGAGGATGACCGGCTGCGTGTTCGCCATGGTGAGATAAGCGTGCAGCGCAGCCGATACATCCGGATCCTGCTCCATAAGGCTGACGATCAGCGTGCGGGCGTCGTCGGCCGTCCTGGTGGAGAAGATGTCGTTGAGGTGGTCCTGGTAGGTCGGAGCTGTGAGGACGTTCTGGCTCGTCGACGGGCTAAAGGTGCCCGTGGCTGCGAAGCCACCCTTCTTGACCGCCTTCTTAGGAGCAATGATCGACAGAACGGCTTTGCCCAAAGAGGCCATAGAGGTTTCCTAGCGTATTCCGAGAGATGTGGGGGTTCGGACCCCACGCTGCAGCCCCAGTCGTGATGCGTTTTGAACCGGAACGACTACGTTCGAGACGGTGACCTGGGTGCGAGGATCCTCCTCGCGGTAGTCGATCGCGGTGTTCACGCGGATGGCGTAGAGCAGGTAACCGAGTGAGTGGAAGAAGTGATCATTGCCCGTGAGCTTGGCCCAGCGGGCGGGGATCTCGTCCTTGGTTTTCTCGTTCAGCTCGTTCTCGATACGCACCATGTCCTGCAGGTGATCGAGGATGATGCGTTCGAGGCGACCGTAGCCGTAGAACGAGACCCTCCGCTTGCGGACGGCGCCGGCCACAGCGTCGAGCATGGTCGTGCGGTTGCCAACCAGGTGTGACAGTTGATCGAGCTCGTCCTTGACGAAGGTGACCGCCGCGGCGCCTGGTTGGCCGGCGTACTGGACAGGGAGGATGCGACCCGCCGACAGGTCACGGATTTCGTTCGCGAGCGGCGTGTATGGATTGCGGTCCATGCACCCACCCACGACGTTGTATCGGCCGAGGATCGTTTTGACCTCGTCGTAGAGATTGTCCGCGGATACCTGGCGGAAACTAAAGACGACTGGCTGGGCCTGGCCAATGGTGGCAAGCGTGATGTGGCAGGTGAGACCGGCGTCGATGCCAATCATTACGGGCTCGAGGCTGCTGACGTCGGCGCTGCCCTCCCCCTTCATGACGGCGCGGATGTCGACTTCGCTCAGGCGAGCGCTGGCGTCGTTGTAGGCTTCGCCCAGCACCGTGTTGTACCAGCGGCGCAGCGCGTCACGCTTCTTGTACTTGAGGAGCTGGTCGACGATGTATTCCGGGTTCGCTATGCGGTGAACGCAGAAGGGGCTAACCCTGTAACCGCGAGAGCGGCGCCCAGGAAAGCGAGGCACCCAAGACCGCAGCGAAGGATCAGAGGTATTAAGACGGCGTCCACAAGCCTCACATCGAACGTAGCCGGCTCTAAGGTCCAGCTTGTCAGCAAGTTCCGAGTCGATTTCTGAGAGATCGTTGATGTCACTGGAGAGCCCCGGGATGTGGATGAATTTCGGGTTGAACTGCGGGATGTTGTAGTGGTTGCACCCTTCGCACTTGAGGACGTACTCGTGCTGGTCGGATGTCTGAAACCCCGCGTGGACCCCATATCCTTCGAACGTGGGGGTCGAGAAGCTTTGTGTGATCTTGTAGTCAGAGCCCTGGAGACGTGACTGGTAGAGAGCCAGCATTTCCTGATCTGCGAGATCGATTTCGTCCTGGAAAAGCGCGTCGGCGTTGATCGAAGTGGCATCCGATTCCTTGCCCCCGGTGAAGAATCCGAATGACTGGTTGATCTGATAGAGGCCGACTGAGCGCACGGGCTTGTCGACAGATGCCATGTTGAAGACTGGCTCGTCGTTGATCAGAGGGCCGAAACGTGTCTGAGACACGCGCTTGAACATCACGTCGGTCGGCAGAGAGAAGATCGCGTTGACGGCAGTGGTTCGGGCCAGGAAACCCGCGAACTTGCGGAGCTGAACTTCGGTCAGGCCGATCTGAGAGCATTTGATCGTCCAGAGGTCCGGATGCATGTCGTCGACGATCTGCTGCTGGAACTCATAGCCAGCGAAACTGAACTGCTTCTTTCTCAGATGGGTGTTCTTGATGATCCATTCGGACATCGACATATTGATCGAATCTTCCGCAAATCGCTGGCGCAGCTGGGCTCGGAAGTCGGACAAATAGTCATTGCGATACATGTGTTTGGCTATATGGGTAGCCGAGAGTTCATTTGCAATTAGTGCGAGACATTCCCAGAAATGGAAGTCGAGAGATATTGCGTAATCTGCTTGAGTTCTTGGAACTGATGCACGGCTCGTGTAGCCAAACCTCCTCCGGTTTTCTACCTAAGCTCCAACAGACATGGAGCCCAAATGAACCCGAAATATTTTCCGAACATCAGCGAGGACCAAATCCTCCTCGTAAATCGAGTGTTGCGGAGCATCAGCGAGAACCCTGAATATCTCTCCGACGCTCAGTGCCCCTACCCTCCGCTCGTCAAGGACTTCTTCCTGAAGCAGGCTCGAGCCTCCCAGGGTGGAGTGGCTGAGGATCTCTTCGAAGGCGACCAAGTGGTGGCGATCGAGAAGCAGATCCAGAAGCTGATCAACGATCTCGAGGACTACGGGCAGAAGCTCGGCGCCGACGATAACTCTGAGAAGCTGCAGTATTTCAAGACGAAAAACTCCCTCCTCGAGAAGCTCCTGAACAACCTGGAGCGGGCCGCAAACCTCAAGCAGATCAATGAGTTCAGGTCCACAGTCATCCAGTTCATGGATGAAATCCTCACCAAAGATCAGATCACCGATTTCATGAAGCGTATCGACGGAGTGCTCACCAATGGCCGATAAGATTTTCGAAACCCACGCCCCACTCTACTGGGCCGCTGGCTTGCCAGCCATTCCCCTCGTCTTCGAGAACAAGCGCCCCGCCATCCCACGCTGGCAGATGTACTCCGACGCCTTCCCGACGAAGGAAGATCAGGCTGCATGGTTGCATGCCTTCGCAGCTGGCAACATCGGTCTGCCAATGGGTCCAGCTGCTGGCCTCGTCGCGATCGACGTCGACTCCGAGGATCCGGTAGTCCTCCAGGTTCTTGATCGCGTCCTGCCGCCGTCTCCGTGGCACCGCGTTGGTCGTAAGGGTCGGGTCCAGATCTATCGCTGGTCGGGCGAGCGTACCGCTCGTATCAAGGCCGAAGACGGCTCGATGATCTGCGAAATCCTGTCCAAGGGCACGCAGTTCGTTCTCCCGCCGTCGATCCACCCGGATACCAAGCAGCCCTACACGGCTGACGGCAATCTCTGGGAGATCGCGAAGAACGCTCCTCCCCTGCCCCTCAATTTCGAGAAGGTGCTGAAGAGCGCCCTGCAGGAAGCTGGGATCAAGGTCTCCACCGGTGGTGGCAACAAGACCGTCAACTTCGTACCGGCCGGTGCTCGCGATGCCACCATGGTGTGGCATGCCGGTCTGCTGGCTCGAGCCGTGCTCCGCGGCGAGCGTTCGCTCCTCCAGGTGATGGGTGAGATGGCTGCGTGGGTCGAGAACTATGTCGAGAAGGTGGTCGGGGATCCGCTCACGATCGACAAGGCCCAAGGGAAGGTCGTCGAGTTCCTCGTTCGCGATGTGACCGGCGAGGCTCGCAAGGCCCTGCCGCTTGGTTGGGATGAGGGTCTGACGGAAGAGGATCTTGTCAAGCTCGGCCTGACCTTCACGGACGACGACAAGAGCTGGTCGCCGCAGAAGATCATGGATTATGTCTCTCTGGAGTTCGAGCGTCATATGGACGTCCGCTCCGAAGGCCGCAGCAATGCGATCTCGGTCGCCCTGGACCGAATTGTACGGACCAACCCGCCGTTGAGCCCGATCGACGAGGCAATCCTCCTCAAGTTCATCGTCAACCATGCGAACAACGGTCTGTCCGTACCAGACCTGAAGCGTCAGCTGCAGACCCTTCGCCGTGGTGAAATCCTCGGTGAGACGCACGCCGAGCTCGCGGATGCCTGCCTGGGCTTCCTCCGCAAGTACGGTGACGTCCGCTACGACGCCAGCCACTTCTGGCAGTGGCGCGGTGCTGCCTGGGTGAAGTGCCAGGAGCAGGAGCTGCTGAAGATCATCGCGGAAAACTATGGTTCATATCCGGCCGGCAAGCGCCAGAGCGACCACAACGGTGTGCTCAAGGTCATGAAGGCCATCGCTTCGGAGCCGCTTCGCAATTCGTACGTCAAGGGTGTCAACTTCGCCAACGGCTACCTGACCGAGAACCTCGAGCTCGTTCCGCACGCTCCGGAATACGGCATGACCTACACCCTGCCCTACCGGTACACACCCGAGAAGGCCGGTCACATGCCGATGTTCGACCAGTTCCTCAATGATAGCTGGGCGACGGACGCGGATTACGGTGACAAGCTGCTGGCTCTGCAGGAGATGCTCGGTGTTTCGCTCATGGGCATGGCGCCACGTTTTCAGATGGCGTTCCTCCTGTTCGGTCAGGCGGGTGCTGGCAAGTCCGTGCTCCAGGCCATCATGCGGGGTTTGATGCCGTTTGGTTCCTCGTCGGCCATTGTGCCGTCTGACTGGTCCGACCGGTTCCTGCCGGCCGAGATGTTCGGCAAGGTCGTCAACTTCGCAGGCGAGTTGTCGGAAACGCGGCCGATTCCTGGCGACATCTTCAAGAAGGTGGTGTCGGGCGAAGAGATGCAGGTTCAGTTCAAGAACCAAAACCCCTTCGTTTTCATCCCGGAATGCGCTCACTGGTTCAACTCGAACCACCTGCCGAAGACGAGGGACAGCTCCGAGGGCTTCAATCGTCGCTGGTTGATCCTCGAGTTCAACAACCGGATCAGCCCCGACAAGCGGGTCATCGATCTGGATGCTCAGATCCTCGAGCACGAGCGCGAAGCGATCGTTGCCTGGGCGATCCAGGGCTACAAGCGCCTGGTCGATGCTGGAAACTTCACTCTTCCGACCTCGCACCTGGCTCTCGTTGATCAGATGGCGGCGGACAACAACTCGGTTCGTCACTTCCTTTCGTCGACGGGCACGGGTCTGAAGTGGGGCGCTCAGCACGAGTTCTCGCTGGCCGAGATGCACACCCAGTATTGGCAGTTCTGCATCGCGACTGGCAACTCAACTCGGGTGAACATCACGAAATTCACGAAGCTGATGAAGGAGCTGTCGGGCACGTTCCCGTTCGACATCGACATCCGCGGCAAGAACGAAATTTACTACATAGGAGTTGGAATCTGATGACTGGACTTGGAAACCTTCTGTATTTTCTTCTGATCTGGGCCGCTATTGGTGCGATCTTGAGCCTCGGAGGTGGAATTTGGCTGATTTATTGGCTTCTGACCCACGTTTCGATGACGATCTCGTAGTCGTCAGGGTCAAAAATCGACGTCCTCCAGGGCGGTTCCGACCCTCAAGCGACGGAAAAACATAGGGTTTTGGGCCTGGTTCTGGCTCAAAATCGGGTAAAATGGGCGCCTTCGGGCGCCCTTTTTCGTGTTTGAGTTCTCAGAACTCACGCGATTCTGGTCTGGATTCTGGTCCGCGGCTGGAAGTAGGAGTCCGGTCATCGAAACCGACCCGGAGCCATATGATAGCAGTCAGAAAAACGAAAAACTTCCCAGAGTTTCTCTGACCCTATTAGGGCCGAATAGTGTAATAAAATCAGATAATTACGTGGTACCCTTATGTGGTACTTCATGTAGTGACCCATTAGATTGATGACAGTTGATCGACAGATCGACGAGGCAAGTGGCCTTCGGGCCACGGGCTTGGGGCGGAGCTGTGTCTCCACTCCAAGTCTCCCCCACGGGGGAAGGTTCAACACTCTCCCCTGCGGGGGAACGGAAGGGAAAACGGAAATGGCAACGGATACGGCAATCGAGACTGTCGCAACTGCAAAGGCCGCTGGTTATCAGGCAGCTACGGTTGCCGCTCGCATCGCGGATATGGATCTCGATGCAGCGGGCAACGCTGAGAAGGCAGCATGGAAGCGTTATCTGACGCTCGCCTTGCTCGCCATGGCCAAGAACGTCGATAAGAAGAAGCTTATCGAAGCGGTCTTCGGCAGGGGCGGCAAGCCTTCGAAGAACTTCCAGAACATGTGGTCGATTGCGGCGAACGCCCGCAACACGGTCCTTGGCAATCGCGACTGGGATGACATCCGGTCCATGGCCATCGACGACGCAGTGTCGAACGTGATCCTTTCCATCAACGCCCACATGTCGCAACTGGGGGTCTCGGGCAAGAACGACTATGCGTCGGTCTGCAACCTGTCGGTCTCCGAAGCGGCCCGCTTCTTTGAGCAAAAGGCAGCGGATAAGGCAGCGGCCGATGCTGCTGCGGCAGCGGAGAAGGCCGAGAAGGCCGAGACCGACAAGACGGCCGAGACTGAGGCGCAAGCCACAGCGACGGCAACGCCCGAACGCACTGCCGCTGAGGCAGCGATCGGCGCCCTTGCTGAGGCAGGGCAGGATGACTTGATGCAGGTCGCGGCCTTCATCGTCTCCAAGATCGAGGTCGAGAACATGATCCTGATGCGGGATGCATTGGAGAACATGATCGCCAATGCGGCCCGCACGATCAACGGCCCAGCCGCCAACGCGGCCTAAGCCTCCCGGCTCCCCCACGGGGGAGCCTCCACCCCCACGGAAGCGCGGCTCACACCCGAACCGCGCCTACACCTACAACCATGCGTCGCATATCGACGCGAGAGCCAAAACCTAAAAGCGCACAGGAAGGCGTTTGGAAATGATCCGTGAAACGACGAACCCAAAGTACCACCAGCCCGCTCAACATTCGGGTCGGGTCCGGATGCTGCCTGACCGGCCAGCAGCTCAGATCTATGATGGCGACTTCGTGAGCGCCGGATCGCGGTCCATGTCCAAGGGCCAGCCTCAAGAACCATTTCGCGATCGACTGCCTCATGAGGCTCCGAGCCGCGAACCTGAGCCGCGGGACAGGCCGCTCGGGTCGAGCATGTGGATCGTGGATCAGGCTCCCGATGCACCGCTCTGGCTCATTCGTGATCGAACCACACACGAGATTTTTGCTCGGGTTCGCGGCTCACTGCCGTGGATCGTGGACCAGATGAAGCTGCTCGCCGACCAGCTCGGCGGTCAGGTTTCAGAATTATACTACCAAAGGGCGAGGGACATCTGATGTTTTTGAATACATACCAGCATGGGTACCAGGATGCCATTCGCGGCAATGGCCCATTCTATTTAGAACCGAGTGACGGGTACCAGCAGGGTTATGATGCTGGTACTCGCTACCGTGCGACCGATCGCATGATGCAGCTCATCGCTCTCGGTGCGCTGGCCATCACCATGGGTGGCGTGCTCACCACGTGGATCGCCCAGGGCGTGGCGGTGGCTGTATGACAGAGTTCTGGTATCTGGACTCTGAGGGCCGGATGCTCGGCTCATTGCAGGCATTCTCGTTTCGCGATGCCCATGCATGGCTCAGCCTGCAGGGCATTGCCTACGACAAGGTAACGAAATTCAAGCCTCGGGTCCGCAAGGGCCGCGAGCGTCGGATCGAAAAGCGTACTCGTCGGTACGGGGAGCTGGCACTGTGAAACTATACGCAATTGTGAGGGATGGCTTTCCGGCTGGTCTTAGAACCAGCCGCGAGCTATCGGACCTGAACCGGAGCCGCGAGGTTGCGGTGGAGATCCGGGGGCTGGATCGGGATCGCGGATTGTTGGTGTTGGACCAGGCTCTGGTTCGGGTCCGCAGTTGACCAGTCGGTGGTGGAGGTGTGAGTTCTAAGAACTCAGGTAAGCTCAGATGTTAGAGTTGGTCCCCTATTATATATCTCTTCTTTTTCTTTCTACTTTACTCCAGGGAAAAAAGAATAAGTTCTAAGAACTAAAGAGAGACTAGGGAAACTGGTTGCCCTCAAAAACGGGGCCGTTCAAACCACCCCTGTGGTCAAATTCGCCCTGCGGCGAGCGCTGGCACCTCCATGGTGCATTCCCTTCGACACCCTCACAAAACGCGCTGGTGACTCGCTGTGAGTCAACCAGCACGCATCTGGACCTGATCCAGATCCGCGAACCAGAACCTCGGAGAAAACCATGACTTGGAAAGCCTTCGCCCTGAGCGACGGTTATTGGTGGACCTGTATCCAGATCCGCGATCGATGGACCCCGATCTATCGAGCCGGAAAGGTAGGTCACTGTGTCCGCTTCTAACCAGATCCTGAACCGGATCCGCGAACTCCAACCCACACTCGGGATGCACCGCGCCAAAGAGATCGCCATAGCCGAGGATCTGCTCTTCCGAGCCCAGACCGCGACCACGATCCAGGATCTGAAGTCGATCCTGTGTCAGATCCTCGAACCCCAAACCAAGATCGGACCATTCGACTAATGGCATACGGTGATTACGACGGACCCAACAAGCCCGACAAGGGTAAGGAAGGCGGCAGCTGCAACCGCACACGCTGCCAGAGCGCACCAGCACTTTGGTACAACCACGGCTCGTACTCCTGGTACTGCGAAGATTGCCGCGTCCAGATCCAGTTCGACCACATGAACCTGGCTCACTGGAAGCGAGACTTCGAACCTCGCCTCGGTCATCCCATGTTCGAAACCCGCGAACAGATGAATGCAAGGAAAGCATCAGCATGATCAAGATCCAATCCGAATTCGCCATCCTCGACGTGAAGAAGGGTCGTGATGAGCTGTTCAACCACTTTGAACCTCGACCCCGAATGGGGCCGTGCCCCGAGGAGCTCCGCATCCCAATCATGATCGTCGGCTACATCGACGGGATCCACAGCAAGGATGACGGCGTCAGCCGTGAGTTCACGGTCCAGGTTGAGAGCGTGAACCCCGTGGGCTGGCAACCAATGGAAACCGCCCCTCTGGACGGTAAGCACTGCATCCTCGCGATCAAGAGCGGTCCATTCGTCTACTCAATTCAGGGTGCCTTCATGAAAGGCAAGTGGATGAACGCGGCAGACATCCAGTCAGAACCACTGTGCTGGATGCCCAACGTCAAAATCCCCGACCAATTTCTACCATGGGTGAAATCCGCATGAAGGCGATCCTGAGCCAGGACCACACCCTGACCATTTGGGGCTCGGCCATCACGCTACCGAAGGGCACCCGACTCGAACTGGTCAACCGCACTTCCTCTGGGAAGGATGGGATGTGGGCAGTCGAAAGCGTCAAGCTTCTGCAGCAGCTGACGGGCAATGCCCACGATCCAATACACCGATACTGCTTCGTACCCACGGAGCTGGCCGAAATTCAGGGACCATAGCCCTCCCTGATACGTAGAGCAGCCACGAAAGTGCTGCGCCGCAGCCCGCCGGGACTAATAGTCGGGCACCCCCGAGAAGATCCTGAGCAAGATCGAAAACTGCTCCCTCCAATCACAATCAAAGGATGACCATCGTGACGAACGCCGTCCACGAATTGCTTACCCGTGCCCAAGACCTGATCCGCGATCCTGAAGCGTGGATCCAGGGTGAGTTTGCCCTCGACTCTCAGGGCTACCTCGCCTCCCCCGAAAGTGAGCACGCCACCTGCTTCTGCAGCCTGGGCGCCCTCTTCCACGCCGAACCGACGCTCACCGACGATCGGAGGACGGCACGTTCGATACTGAACCGCGCCTCCAAGCTGGTGGCCGGCTTCGAGATCACTGTCCCCAATTTCAACGACAATCATACCCACGAGGTAGTGATGGCGATGTGGGACAAGGCAAGGGAGCTCGCACTCGCATGACCACCGACGTCTACAATCTCCTGACCGCAGCTCAGGACATCATCCGCGATCCAGAACACTGGACCCAGGGCACTTACGCTCGAACCGAGGGCGGACACCCCTGCGGAGCTGAAGAAGGTTTCTGCTTCTGCTCGATCGGCGCTCTGATCAAAGCAGCTGACGGTGACGATCTAGTGCGACAACAGGGACGGCTGTTCCTCTACCGCGCCGTCAACTTGATCTCCGGTGAGATGGGTATCGCTGGGTTCAACGATCACAACACCCATGAGGAAGTCATGGCTGCTTGGGACAAGGCTAGGGAGCTCGCACTCGCATGAGGGTCACAATCGAACAAACCAGCAGGGGTCCAGTGACCCTTGCTCATGACCCCGTGTCCAAAGTGCTCTCGAGCTTCCCGGGCGTGTTGAGCCCTCAGGAAGTTGAGAAGCAGATCAACATCATGAAGGCGATCGACGCCCAGCAGAAGAAGGCCGGCAATGAAAACCGCATATGAGATCCTGACTGAAGCCCAAGACCTGATCCGCGACCCCGCTCACTGGACGCAGCAGGTCTACGCTCGCAACCCCGAGGGCTTCGAGCGTAACGCCACTGACTCCGACGCCACCTGCTTCTGCAGCCTGGGCGCCCTCCATAGGGTGCTCCAGCCCAGCGTATTCTCGACCACGGATGTACTCGACATGTTTTACGAGACGCGCCGCTACCTCACCGACGCGACATCGGAGAGCTCACGTTTCAATTACATCCACGAGTTCAACGATGAGCACACTCATGAGCAAGTCATGGCCGTGTGGGACAAGGCAAGGGAGCTCGCCCGTGCAAACCACGTTTGAGCTCCTCCACGCCGCCCAGGATCTGATCCGCGATCCGAAGAATTGGATCCAGGGCATGGCCGCAGTCGACGACCAGGGTCTCCCAGTCACCATCAAACGAGCCACCTGCTTCTGCTCCGTCGGCGCCCTGCACAGGGCGGACCAGGGTTACTCCTACCTCCCCGCGATCGACATCCTCGATAAGCTGGCAGGCGGCAGCATCATCGCTTTCAATGACACCCACACCCACGCCGAGGTCATCGACCTGTGGGACCGCGCGAAGGAAATCGCCAGTGCAATCTAATCTTGAAATCCTGACCGCTGCCCAGGAGCTGATCCGCAATCCGGCACATTGGGCCAAGGGTGACTTCGCATTCGACGACAATGGAGGTGCAGTCGATCCAACCAGTTCGGAAGCCATCTGCTTCTGCGCCCTCGGCGCGATCGGCCATGTACTCGGCCATGTGCCTGATGATCACGACACCTTCGACTTGCTCGGCCGCGCCCTCAATGATCACCGAGTTGGAGCGGTGCCCGAGTTCAACGACCAACCGGTCACGACCCACGCCGAGGTGATGGCGATGTTCGACAAAGCAAGGGAGCTCGCCCGTGCAACAGCTGCCTAGCGCCCGCAACAATCGTCACCAGCACTTCGAGAACCTGAACGAATACAACAAGTTCTGTTTCCCGGCCGAACAGATGCTCGGCCGGTTCTGGATGATCGACAGGGATATCTTCGACGAGTTCCTCGAGATGCTCCCTCCCGCCTACTGCGTCGGCGGCTTCCGCATGATCGAGATGCTGACCGGCGACATCGCCGCCACATACGTGAAGATCGGTGACCACTATTGGTGTGGGTACACGAGCTTCAAGAAGACCACCCCTCACACGCTGATCAAGCACATCGAAGAGGAATGCTCGAATGAAGCTCACCTTCAACACTAAGCGCCTCTACACCGCAGAGGGCCAGGTCATCACCGCGATCCACGATCCGGAGGTGAACAAGGTCCACTTCGCGGACTGGAGCCGGATGTGCAACGGCACAATCGACGGACCACTCCTCGGCCGCTTCAACACTCAGCGCGAGTTCGCTGAATTCGTGATGCGGAAGTACGACCGCAATCAGTATCAGAACACTCGGGAAGCCTACGAGATGCTGATGATGAACCGCCGGCCTGACACCGAACCTGTGGTGATCCAGCTCTAGCGAGGCAGCTGACCCAGGATCCACTTGTTCCCCTCGCGATTGCCACAGCCAATGCACCGCAATCGCGAGGTGAGTGATCCGAGGTAAGCCCCCTGCCCCCACTTTTTGGCCAGCTCCCATCTCAAGAGCCACGCCTCACGCTCGCACTTCGGGCAGTAACCGCCCAGTGCATGCCACTCCGGAATATCGTCAAACGTCGTGTGAACTGGGTCCATCAATGGCCCCAGGTAAAGGATCTCGCCTGCCTTTGGGCGGATCAGATCTACGCCTCGACGATGTTTCATCGTTCTTATTTCGTTCACGCTAACGGAAGAGTCAATATGTTCGAACTCTCGGACTTCAAACGCGGAGACCGCATCCGCATCCACCCTGCATCCGATTGGTTCATGCGAGGCGAGACCCATGCCCGCGTGACCGTCCGCAAGTACCTCACCGTCAAAGGCGAGCGCAGCGACAAATCATTCAAGCTGCACGTCGACCACGTTCTGGAGATCAAATGACCAGCTGGAAACTCGTTCCCCTCGAGCCCACACTCGACATGGCGAAGGCCGCAATCGACTTGGATCCCAAGTCGGATCTGGACGCCAAGTATCGAGCAATGGTCCAGGCTGCTCCGAACCCGCCTCCCCTGCAGGGGATGCCGCCGACCCAAGATCGACGGCCTTATGATGAAGAGACCTACCCAGGGTACCTGGATGGCAATCGGGATTGGGCAGGATACAACGACGAGGCGGTTACCTGGCTGGCAGACAACCACGCTCAAATCCGAGCCAGCTTCCAGCTGATCGAGCAGATGGCCGGCGCCCTCAACTTCATCCTCGCGTTCTACGAACCACAGAACTACCTCGACACCAACGCTTGGACACAAGCCGAGGCTGGTGGTCGTCGAGCCCTCAAGGCTGCGAAGGACGCTGGCTATTTCGGCGGGAACGCTTCTCAGGCCGCTCCTGAATGTACTCCTCACGAACCATGAGCATCTCCGCAGCATTGGCTGCGGCGACGAACGCGGCTCTAGCCTGCTCTGGATCTCGGACCCCTTCCATAGCCTCCAGACACATCGTCTGTGCCCTTATCCACTCCTTGCCGCGGCAATCATCAGGCCAGCGGTAGAGCAAGCTGTAGGCCAAATCCTCCAGCGTGGAATGCCGGCGCATACTGATGCCCCGGCGCTTTTCGATGCAAACCAGCACCTCTCGAACGGACAGTCTCTCGAACATTAGCCACCTCTGAAACGAATCAGTGGTGACCATGCGAGGCAATGTCAAGAAAAAAGGAAAGCTCATGGATGAGCACCCTGACGACCTCCCCTACCCCAATGACCTCGACGAGTTCGACGAGGTCGACATCAACGAAGTTCTCCGGAGCCTGAACTCATGAACACACCTCTCGAAGTCCTCACCACCGGCCGCGAACTGCTCGCGGATCCGAAGAACTGGACGCAGCGAACCCTTGCCCGCAACAAGGCAGGCGAATCTGTCGAGCATCCCTGGGATCCAAAGGCCACGTGCTTCTGCTCGATCGGCGCGGTTCACAAGGTGCTGGGTCGGTACCAACTCGACCTGAAGTTCGAGGTCAAAAGACTTCTGGACCGTGTCGCAGGCGGATGGATGGTGAGTTTCAACGATAAGCACACTCACGCCGAAGTTCTCGAGGCTTGGGACAAGGCGATCGAGCTGGCCAAATCCGATGCACGTCACCAGTGATGGCTCCGCGTATGGCAAGATAAATCCCGGTCTCCTTGCCGAGACGCACAAGCAACAGAGCCTCTTCAACACTGAGATGCTCAAGTATCGGGTCCGCGACAGCCGACCGCAGATTGCGATCAGCTTCCACACCAAGACCAACATGCCGGCCGTGTTCCTTGCCGCCGGCACGTACCCCGGCCTCGCGAGCGTCGAGGTTCACTCCGCATCCTTCGTCACCGTCTACGTCCCGTACCGATCGGAAGACGACGTCAAGACCATGCGAGCTCACTTCCGCGAGCTCTGGCAGATGACTACCACTCTCTAAAGGCGAAATCGTTATGATTGCTTCTCCTGCTGTGAAACCAGCGGGCGGCTTTGTGCTGCCTCCAGATACCGAACGTTGGGACGACCTCGTCTCCGTGAGCATGCCTCATGGGGAGCTACTGTCCGACGCGGCCTTCGGAATTGAGACCCGATATCGATCGGTCATCATGTTGACCACGGATGGCGAACTGGAGCTCCAGGGCACGACCTACGTCGGTCTCAAGGAAGTGTCGTCGCTGAACAGCGACTTCTGCCAGAAGATTCACGTGCTCCGTCCGCCAAAGGACGGAGGCCTGCAGTTCCATGAGGAAGAAGTCGCCACGACGTTCGAGGGGAACCCGTGGCTCCGGCACCACTGGTTCCGCGAGAACTTCCTCCGCTGGGTCGAGCTCCTGCCACGGCCGAGCGAGACGGTGCCAGGTGCGGTCGCCTACTTCCAGAACCTGGATAAGCGGGCACGCAACATCCGCACCCCAATCAAGCCGGGACGCTTTCTCAAGAAATTCTTCGGGGACATTCTTTCCGAAACTGAGATCCATGAGCTGGCCCACGAGTGGGGCAACTGGACTGATCTCAAGACGCTGAGGATCACCCAGGACGCCGACGAGATCGAGCAGATCTACAAGGCTCGCCACTTCGGCTCCTGCATGTGGTTCTCGGACGACAGCTATGACGGCCCGTGCCACCCTGCCCGTGTCTACGCTGGACCAGACCTGGCCGTCGCTTACATCGGCTCGATCGAGCAGCCCCTCGCCCGTTCCGTTGTATGGCCCGAGAAGAAGTTTCACACCTCGATCTATGGTGATGAGTCTCGCATGGAAGCGGCGCTCCAGGCTGCTGGCTATCGTGAGCCACTGAGCTCCAGCTGGCGTGGAGCCAGGATCCAAAAGATCGAGGCGAAGGACGACCGGTTCGTCCTCCCCTACTTCGATTTCTGTGATGGCGTCGACGACTACGGTGATCACTTCCGCATCGGGAGCGACATCTGCCACGACGGCACAACCGGTCTCAGCGAGGAAATCGAGCGTAGGCGGTGTGACGACTGCAACGCTCGGATAGATGAGGACGAGGACTACTACATCTCGTACAGCGAAACGCGGGTCTGCGAGCATTGCTACTCAAGGGGTTACTTCTTCTGCGAAGGTTCGCAAGAGGATTACCCTGACCATCGCTTGGCGAAAACCGAGACAGACGAAAACTACTCACTGGATCACGTCGAGTACAACAGCGACTGGTTCAAGTGCGAGGGCACTAACACCTGGCACAAGAAGGCTGAGACCGAATACGTCGTGGACATCAACGAGGACCACTATACTACAGAGTACGCCGCAGAGCACGGCTACTTCTGTGAGTATAGCGAAGAATGGTTCGTCAACGAAGACGAAGACCAGCAAGTAAAACTCGACAATCACACATCGGTAAACATGAAATCCTTCCACAACCGGGAGGACTTCGAGGAATACCTGCGTGACATCGGGGCCTGCGTCAAAACCCCGCCGGACCCGAACCAACTCGAACTCCCAATTCAGGAAGCCGCATAATGATGGATACCCTCATCGACATGTTCTCGTATCAGCGCCCCTCCGGTGGCGTGACCGAGAAACTCTTCGTCAACAAGTACCTGAAGGGGTTCAGAAAGGACGCCTATGGCAACATGGTGCGGACGATCGGTGACAAGCCGCGGATCCTGTTCTCCAGCCACATGGACACGGTCCACCGCTTCGATGGCAGGAACCAGTCGCTAAAGTTCGACGGCCAGTTCCTGACGCAGACCGACGCAAACTGCCTCGGCGCCGACGACACTGCCGGCGTCTTCCTGATGCTCGAGATGGCCAAGGCTGGGATCGAGGGCGTCTACGTTATCCACTTCGGTGAGGAGATGGGATGCCAGGGCTCGCGAGCGTTGGCCAAGGACAACCCGGAGTTCTTCGAACACATCGACATTGCGATCGCCTTCGACCGCATGGGTTATGACGACATCATCACCCACCAGTGCGGCCGGCGGACAGCCTCCGATGCCTTCGCTCTGTCCCTCGCGGCCGAGCTCGGCGGTAGCTACCAGCCCTCCGACGAAGGTGTCTACACGGACACCAACGAGTACCCCCACCTGGTCGCGGAATGCACCAACGTGTCGGTCGGCTACTTCCACCAGCACCACAAGGACGAGAAGCAGGACATCCCGTTCCTGCTGGCGCTCCGCGAAGCTCTGCTCCAGGTGCGGTGGGAGAACCTGGTCGTCGAGCGGGATCCGAAGGAAGAAGTCGACCACCGCTACGCCCCTCGTCGTCAACGCGAACCGGCTGATCTCAGCATGAACGACCTCGTCTATGAGTACCCCGAGCTCGCAGCTGAACTGCTGCTCGCCATGGGCATGACGGCGGACGACTTCCTCATCTCGGTCGAGGAGCAATACGGGGTGGCGGCTTAGCCTCCTCCCTCCCTTTCCACGAAATACTTAGGAGTTACTGTCAGTGAATATTCAGAACCTGACAATACTTGCGAACCATCTCGACCACGTTCCACAGCCAGCCTTCGCCATGGACTCGTTTGCCCGCGACGAACACGGCGATCGGCTCGACCCCCCGGCTCACGAGTGTGCGACGGTCGCGTGCGCCGTTGGCCATGGACCAGGAGCAGGCCTGCCTGTCGGTGATGCCCAGTCTTGGGGAGAATATGCGATCGACACCTTTGGACTGCTGCCTGGGAGCCCCGAGTTCTCCTGGTGCTTCAGCGGCGGCTGGTACTGGAGAGACGACACACCCGCCGGCGCCGCCAAGCGGATCCGCCATCTTATCTACCACGGGCTCCCGGCCGACGCTGACGACCAGCTGGAAGGTCATGCCCCGTACATTTTCGGAGCAGTGCATTGAAATACATCATCCTGGCCCGCGACGGCTGCGATTACTGCGAGATGGCCAAGGCCATGCTCCCCGACGCGATCGTCCTCTCGGATTTCACGGCGCAGCTGATCGTCAAGGAAGGTGGCTTCGGCACTTTTCCCCAGATCTTCCACAATGGCAAACACATTGGAGGCTACACTGAGCTCCTCAGCTACCGACCCTAAGACCTATCGCCTCGGCTCAAATCACGCCGTCTATGCTCCAGGTATCGTGAACTGGGCAATGAGCGGCTACTGGAACAAGCCCGACCGCAAGACGCTCGAGAAAATCATCTCGGACGGCTGGAAGATCCCAGTCGAAGCGGCTCGGGCTTTGCTCAGCAAGGCCGTGAAGTACGAGCTCGACGGCGAGACCGTGGTGTTCACGGTATGAACCCAGAAGAGAAACAGTGGTTCTCTCGGCTGCGTCGAATACTTCGGAACATGCCCACAACGGTCGAGATTCAAGTTCACCAGAATTTCATCCAAATGAATCGCGCGGGTGCCCGCTCAGAAACTTTCGAGCTGATCGGTCATGTCGACAATGTCGAAAGCCTGGATGAGTTCAGCACGGAAAGGGTCTACCCTTGCAGCGAGAGTATATGACGCATGAGCGTTAACGCACGTCAACGCGGACTGACCGCCGGACATCGCGGTCAGCCCTACTCCTCGAACCCCTACCCTCGCGGAACGGTGGAGCACCTGGCTTGGAGCCAGGGGCGCAACGATGCGAGGGTTACAAGCATCATGATGCGTCAACGTTGACGCAGAAGGAGAGTTAGTGAAAATCAAGAGTATCATCGGTCCTGAACCCGTTCATAAGCCCGAGTATCCTACCGCGTGGGTCATCGACTACGACGGCGTCACCGAAATCCGCGAGGTCACCGAGAACCTCGGCACCTACGGCATCACTTGGTATGAAGTCTACGCTAGCGACAAGCTGATCGCGAAGATGAACGCCAGCTACGTGGCCGAAGTTCGGTACGCTACATAATGCGTCAACGTCAACGTACTCTGACGCAGACGCTTCATGAACCATTATGATGCACGTTAACGTCTCGTAAAGCGTTCCGCCGCATCATGACGCTACAACGTTCATCAGGAAGGACGCACATGCCTGTTATCGCCGTAGCGAACCCCAAGGGTGGGGCAGGGAAGTCGACCACGACCCTCGTTCTCGCCACCACACTGGCCGCTCAGGGCGCCACCACCATCATCCTCGACTGTGATCCGAACCAACCAATCACCGGCTGGCGTAGTGGATCCTCGAAGAACACCGTGATCGTCGACGGCGACGTGAACGAAAGCAACATCACTTCCAAGCTCGACGAGTACCGGAAGAAATTCCAGTTCGTCTTCGTCGATCTTGAAGGTGTAGCCAGCCGCCTGATGTCCCGAGCACTCGCACGAGCCCAGATGGTGGTTATCCCCATCCAGGCCAGCCCCACCGACGCCGAGCTCGCCGCCAAGGCCATCCGCCTGATCCAGGAAGAGGAGCAGGCATTTGAGAAGCGGATCCCGTACCAGATCCTGTTCACTCGAACCTCGCCGGTCATTGCCACCAAGCTTGAGAAAGCGATCCTGGCGCAGCTGAGGGGAGGGGAGGTGCCTTCCTTCAACAATCACTTGAACGAGCGTGCCGCCTACAAGTCGATGTTCTTCCACCAGCTCGATCTAAACGAGCTTGACGAGGGAGAGGTCAACGGCGTGCCCCAGGCCCGCGAGAACGCCCTGCGCCTCGCTGAGGAGCTGGTCAACCTCGTGGTCCAGAAGAAAGAAGCAGCATGACCGGGAAGAACTTGGGCTTTAGTGCCCTCAGCGCAATCAAGCCGGATGTCGACGACGAACCAAAAGTTCCCGATCGCAAGATCGACGAAGTGGCTGAGAAGCACGGTTTTGTTTCACGCGAGCCGATTCAGAAGGTGGTCCGCCGCAAGGAAGCCGAACCTTCCGCCAACCTCAACATCCGTCCGCCGATCTCCACCTACAACCGGTTTGTGACCTGGGCGATGGAGCAGCGGCTCTCGTACCCCGAGGCTCTCAAGGAGCTCATGGACCGAGCGAACATTTAACGCATCTGCGTCAACGCACGTCATTCAATCAAGCCCTGGCCACCGCCGGGGCTTTTTCTTTTGGAGATACCATGTACGACCCCACACCCCTTGTCGAACAAGGGGCACTCTTTGTCATCAACCATAGTGGTGGCAAGGACAGCCAAGCGATGACCGCGGTGCTCCGCGCCATGATCCCCGATGAACAGCTGTTGGTGATCCACGCCAGCCTCGGGGAGGTGGAGTGGCCAGGTGTGATCGACCACATCAAGGCGACGACCGAGGGCCTGCCGCTGATCGTCTGCAAGAACGAAAACAAGACGTTCTTGGAGATGGTCGAGCGTCGAGGCATGTTCCCGTCGCCGCAGCAGCGGCAATGCACGAGCGACCTGAAGCGGGATCCGATCAACCGCGAGATCCGCCGCTACCTCCGCGAAAATCCACACTTCGGCGGTCACGTCGTCAACTGCATGGGGCTGCGAGCCGAAGAGAGCTCGAACCGTGCTAAGGCGACCCCGATCAAGCTCAGCCTGCGCCACAGCATCGCCGGCCGCACATGGTGGGATTGGCTCCCGATCCACAAGATGACGCTCGACGAAGTATGGGAGACGATCGAGGACGCCGGTCAGAAGCCGCACTTCGCTTACTCCCTCGGCATGACCCGTTTGTCCTGCATCTTCTGCATCATGGCCAGCGATGGTGACCTGACGATCGCCGCCAAGCACAACCCCCAAATGTTCGCCCGCTACTCGGAGCTCGAGCAGCGCCTCGGCCGAACCATGATGATGCCTCGCAAGGGCGTCCCTCGAACCCTGGCCGAAATCACCGGCCTCACTCCGGAGCTTGCAGCATGAATCTCTACTACCTCTGCGGTCGCGACGACAACGGCGAGGATTACACGCTCCACGTCCGCGCCCCGAACATGCACCAGGCTCACGGCATGTGGCTCGCCCACTGGTTCGAGGAGTGCCCTGAAGACGCGATCTACAGCGGCCAATTGGTCTCTGGAACGCCAGCTGCGAAGGCTGAAGACAAGCTCTTGGTCTACGAACTCATCTTCGATCCGAACGAGCTCGGGGTGATCGAGTGGGGCAGGGATGCTATCATCGTGGGGCATGTCGAACCATGACCAACGTCTATTCGATCGACGTGAAAGTTTGGGCGACGGCTTACATCCGAGCGGCCACGCCGGAAGAGGCAGTCGAGAAGCTCCGCAAGCTCAGATATGAATGCCTGCAGATGCCAGTCGACGAGTTCGAAGTGGGCGAGGACCGTGTACCGGTCAGTGAACGCAGCTTCGACGATCCAGAGCTTCCGGAGCTGAGCCTAGCCACAAATATGTCGGTGGACAGTGAGTACATCGACAGCGTGGCTCCGGATGAGCTAGAACTGTCACATGAGTCTTTGGGGGCCGAAGCAGACGCATCCTGCCAGGTGCATCAGGAGAATGGTTCTCCTGACTGGGCATAGCCTGGTCCTCAAACTGGAGTTGAGCGATGTGGTTCTTACCCATCAACCTCACTCTTACGATACGAAAAACCCGCACAGGCTGGCAGGCTGATGTGCGGGTCGTCTTCGTAATCTAAGAGCGGGGGGCAGGATTTCGGTCCTGTCCCTTGCTCCAGCAATATAATCAACGTTCACAGCCCTGGCAACCGCCGGGGCTTTTTGTTTTGGAGCCGAAAATGGAACTAAACCAGGCAGCAATTGAAAAGGCAATCGTTGAAAGCGCGGTGGAGCGCCTTCTCGAAAATCGCGACTACACTCGCCAGATCGACGTCGAGTTCAAATCCCGCATCGACACTCTCTTCAAAGAACAGGCCGAAGTGCGGATCCGTGCAGCAATCGACCAGGCGGTCGAAGATGGATTCGACCGTGAGTACCGGCGTGTCGATTCCTGGGGCCAACCACAGGGGGAGGCCACGACGATCCGGAAGCAGCTCGAAGACGCCGTCTCTGGTTACTGGGAGAAGAAGGTAGACAGTAACGGCAAGGAGACCAAAGACTCCTACAGTTCAGCCATGACCCGCGCTCAATACGTGATGCTCAAGGCTTGCGGTGAGGATTTCTCCAAACTTCTCAAAGCCGAAGCTGTCACAGTGACCGCCCACCTCAAGGATGGTCTCCGTGCTCAACTCCGAGACTTCGTCGACAAGGCACTCAAGGACTTGTTCCATGTCAGGAGCCAGCAGGATCAGGCTGAAGGTCGGCATTATGGCTAACACCTTCATCGACACGCTCGAATTGAGCGTTCGAGCCGGTAACTTGCTGCGGAACAATGGTATTTCGACCGCTGAGCAGTTCCTGACAATTACCTGGCCTCTCGTGAAGAGTTGGAAGGGTGGCGGACAGCGAACCTGGTTCGAAATTCTCGATCTGCAGAAGATGGTTCATCGCGAGATCAAACGCGAGGAACAGCAGCGGCGCCGGGAAACACTACCGGGGAGGGCGCTCATTGCCCTCCGCGCCATTAACGAACTCCTTCCCGAGCTGACCGAGAAGGGTTGGTTCGTTCGCCAGGACAGCAGGAACGGAAAGTACCGACTGGGTCGGTACGTTGTGACGGAGGATCTCGATGGGTGAAATGGCCGACGAAATGATCGACCGGATGATCTTCGGCGTGGCCCATGACCACCGCCGCAGCCGGCGACGACCGACCTATCAATCTGGAAGCGGCGACTTCATGTGGCGATCGGCCGAGGGCCTGATCAACATGTACGACATGACGCCCGAGCATCGCGCTAACGCGATCGAGGTCTGCCGACGCAAGGGCAATTCCGGAAAATTGAAACAGCTGGAGCAGGTCCAGCGAGAAATGAGAAAGGCACGACCCCAAGACTTCGCAGAAGACATTCCCATCTAGGCCCGCCCCGAGCGGGCTTTTTTTTGCCCGAGTTCTCAGAACTCCCGCCGATCACGGATTGTCCCCCAACATGGGGACCAACTACCAAAATCACGCAACTTCATCAGGAGATCCCATGAAGAAATTTTTCCTCGGCGCCATAGCGGCGCTGCTCATTTCTGTGCCTGCTCATGCCGCAACCATCCGCCTCTGCACTGGCGCCGCGGATCAACCCTACGCCGCAGCTGGCGAACTCATCAAGGACGAAGCCAAGGGGAACGGCCTGGATGTCGAAGTCGTTAAAGATACTGGTGGTAGCTGGGGCAACGTCCAGCTCTCTCTCCAAGGCAAGTGCGATGCAATTATCGCCCAGCCCGATGCTCTTGCTTACCTCAAGCGAACCGAGCCGGCCAACGCCGCCAAGTTCCTGCCGATCGCTGACCTTCACCGTGAATATGCAACCGCAGTCTGCGGAAAAAATTCTGGCATTACTGACATCGGGGGTCTCGAAAACGACGCGACCAAGTATTCGATCGCTCTTGGCGAGCGTGGCTCGGGCGCCTGGTTGATTTGGCAGAACTTCATCTCGGAGGACAGCGACTACTCTGGCGTCCGCCCCACTGCCGAAAGTGGTGATGATGCACTCTCGGCCGTCGCCAACGACCAGACGACGTGCGCACTGGTACCGGCTGCTCTCATCAACTCCGTAATGCGGTCGGCCGACGAGCTTTACAGCGACAACTTGGTCCTCGTCGGTGTCAACGACAAGGACTTCGACGACGCTCCGGATAGTCAGGGCAAGCCGCTCTACACCTACAGCAAGATCCCCTCGGGCACCTACCCGAAGCTGCAGGGCTGGTTCAGCGGCAAGTCGACCATCTCTTGGCTCGCCAAGGTCTACGTCAACAAGGACACGCTATCTGACGCCAATGTCCGCAAGACACTGATCCGGTCGGTCATGAAGGCTCGCCAGAACGTCGTCTCCAACTTCGGCTCCTAACAACCGTCTCTGCGATGGGCTCCCCCGTGGGGGAGCCCCTCATGGAGCCCGTTGGCTCAGAAGGGTAACTCATGATTTTCGCAATCATCAACAATCTGCCTGAGCTGGCGCTCGGGCTGTGCTGGACCAGCATGGTCTGGATCCTCCGTGGCAAGTGGGATCGACGCAAGTCGTTCCTAAAGTTCTAAAACCCAACATCATCAAGGAGATAAATATGTTTGGTATTCTGAAGAAAGTCGCTGGCGCTGCAACCAAGGAAGTCAAGGCTGAGTACGGCCAGAACAAGGACTTCCTCGAAGCGGTTCTCGCTGCATCTGCCCTCGTCGCCGCAGCTGATGGCGAAATCGAAGAGTCCGAGCGCCGTAAGGTGATCTCGATCATCTCGAACCACCCGACACTGTCCAAGCTCTACTCGACGCAGGTCATCGAGTCGACGGCCGAGACCATGTTCAAGCGTGCGAAGGACGCCTCCGGTCGCCAGATGCTGGCCCGCGAGCTCGACGACGTGAAGGGCAAGACGGATGGCGCCCAGATGGCAGAAGACGCCTACCTGATCGCTCTCGACATCGCCAACTCGGACGGCGAACAGGAACCGGCGGAAGCCGATATCCTGAAGAAGCTCGCTGCCCGTCTCGGCGTCGACGCTGCCAAGTTCGAGTTCTGATCCTCCCAAAATCAGAATGACCGCAGAGGCCACCCCATCCGGGTGGCCTTTTTCTTTTAGCGAGGAGCTCCCATGAAAATCACCGTCTGGAATGTCATCAGCTACAATGATTGGGTCGGCTTCACGACCAACACGTTCACCAAGAAGTCCGAAGCGGAAGCCGAGTTTCGCAGCCGTGTAGAGAGCGATTGGGAGAACCACAAATCGGAACCATTCCCAGCCTCCGTCGATGAGGCTTACGCCGCGCTCCTCGAGCTCGACGACTACAAAGATCAGCACTCGCTCGAGGACGTCGAGCTGGACTTCACGTCTGCAAGGGTTTCCCGACGAGAAATGTTCTCACCCCTCGAAATGGAGGCGGCGCTCTGCTCCTGGGAGTGGATGTTCGAGAACCCGAAACACAAGATCTTCCACGGCGTCTGGGAAGGCCTCGGCTACGCCGCTATGCGGATGTGCTCGCAGCAGGCCGGCACGATCGTGCTCGCCGTCCACGATCGGATGACTGAGCTCGATTACGAGTTCGTGGAGGCATACGACTGGGAGTTCGTCCCGGCGGTTCTCATTCGTCTCGACTGGAAGAAGCTCGCCATGGACAACCAATATGCCGGCGAGGCCTACCAGCCAGACATCGACGCGATCTTCCAGGACATGCTCACGAGCGACCCTGATCGGTTCGAGCACAACGATCCTCGCACGACCTGGCTGAACCAGGCCCGCGCCGCTGCGAAGCGTCTCTGGGGCTATCCTGAGCTCCTGAACGAACACCCCGAACTTTTCGAGTCTGCATTCGAGGAAGGGCAGAAGGCTGCCGATTTCGTCGAAGAGCTCGGCAAGGATCTCAACCTCACCTCCGTCAAAGATTGGAACGGCCACTAATGACCCAACTACAACTCGGCTTCGCCTCATTCCAGGATGGCACGTTCGAGCTGATCGTCAGTGATCAGAAAAATTATAAGGAAATCACGCTCAAGGGCTCGATGGAAGGCAACCCTTCGCTCGAGGAAATCGACGCGATCCTTCCTACCTGCGTCTTCGTAAACGCCGAAAGTCCGGAACTACCCAGCGGCTGGTGCCGGATGTTGCTCGAGGCGAATGCGAGCCTGACACGCGAGGATGGTTTCATCAACGACGAAGCAGACGGCTACTTACTCGAGGCCGTCGATCAGATCGCGGATCCTGCCCAGGACGACGACTGCACGCTTTACCTCTTCACCCAGTCCCAGCTGCTCAAGCTGATGCGGACGATCACTCAGAAGGAGACAGCATGAGCCGCACATACCGCAAGGGTGACATCGTCACCATCCGCGCCGTCGTCGAGCGACATTACGACGCCGAGGTCAACCACATTGGTGGCCAGGTCTCGATCAAGGTCGAAGACCATCACCAGACGATCTTCGTGAAGCCTGAGCAGCTCACGATCCAGATCCCGTTCTTCGCTCCAGGTGAGCGAGTCCAGAAGATCAACAGCGGTCGAACGCCGATCAGGGGCACCGTCGTCGCGAACAGCGAGGACTCTGTCTGGGTCAAGTTCGACACCGGCAAGCACGGCACGGTTCCAGCGAACGAGCTCGAGGCGCTCGAGGGGAGGGGCCTCGATGTGGCTGCGGCTTGATGATGCCGAGCGACTCCTCGTGCTCGAAGGGCTCGCTCAATTACCAGGGGCTGACGTTGGAGCACTCATCGAACGTCTTAACGAGCCACCTGATCCTGATACCGCGGCCTTCGCCGCAGCTGTCAAGACCGATGATGAGCTCGAGGTCGACGTCGACACGGTCATCTCTCGCGGCGACGACGGCGCTTTCGTCATGGCATGGGTCTACGTGACCAACGAAGAGGCCGGTGTAGAAACTCCGGAAGAGGAACACGACAATTGATTACCGGACACACCCTTATTGAATGGGGCTTCCCGAAAGGACCTGCGTTCGCTGAGGCACTCGCGTCTGCTCAGTTCATGGAGAGACAAGGTCGAGGGTTCGAGGATATCAAGTTCATAATCATGGCTCAGGCGCCGAAGACGCCCCCTGAGCTCATCCTGCGGACCAATTCCATCCCGTTCGGCCAGTTCATCGAACCGGAGACTGACGACGAGCTCCTGAACACGACCTCGGTCCTGACCCACATGGACGCGCTCGTGCGGACCCCGACGATCGAGCGTGCGGCAGTGATGCCTGACGCTTGCCCCTCGGGCTCGGCTCTCGGCACGATCCCCGTGGGCGGCGTCGTCGCAACGAAGGGCGCGATCCATCCTGGCTTCCACTCGGCAGACATCTGCTGCTCGATGTTCATCTCGGTGTTCAAGCGCCAGGAAGACGTCAGCAAGGTGCTCGATGCGGCTATGAGGGTCACTCACTTCGGCCCTGGTGGACGCCCATCACCGATCCGGTGGAACGACGAGCTCAACAAGCTGGCTGGTGCCTTCGACCGCAACCCATTCCTGAAGGGCCTCGAGCAGTTCGCTCTGAACCATTTCATGACCCAGGGCGATGGTAACCACTTCCTCTTCGTCGGCCGGCTTCAGTCGACGGGCGAGCTCGCTGTCGTCACCCACCACGGCTCCCGCGGTCTCGGCGCCCAGCTCTACAAGCGGGGTAAGGCGGCAGCTGAACGGCATACAAAGATCCACGCTCCTCGGGTACCGGCACACAACGCTTGGCTCCCCGCCGACACCCAGGTCGGTGACGATTACTGGGCAGCTCTGCAGTCGATCCGTCAGTGGACGAAGATGAACCACTTCGCAATCCACCGCGAGCTCGGCCTGGAGATCGGTAACGCGATCCAGGACCAGT